AGAAAGATATTGATGACGGTGGCGCTAATCCTAACAGGAGACCAAAACTGAAAAAGAAAGATATTGATGACGGTGGCGCTAATCCTAACAGGAGACCAAAACTGAAAAAGAAAGATATTGATGACGGAGATCTTGAGGAAATGACAACATCTGGTGGAGGTGGTGGAGGAGGTTCTGCTGGAGCTTTTGGATATGACGCTCCTCTTGGAGGCGTTAAGAAAAGAAAATTAAAAAGTTCTGCACCATTTGATCAAGTAGTGAACGAAAATATTTTACGTGAGAGCTTAACCTCTAAAGGAATTGAGCAAGTTAAATCAATGGTAGAGAAATTAGGAGCAAGAAAAACTGCTGAAAAAATGATTGACCTTGCTCTTAATAAAACAATTGGGATGAGTGCTAACGATTTACCAGACACTGCTATTTTTGCAGACGGACTTGATGAAGTTGAAGAATTAATACATCAGTCAGATTTTTCAGAAGCCTTTAGAGTTGCGAAAGAGACGGCAGCATACATGGTTAGTGACGAAATGGGAGGAATGGGAGAATTTTTTGAAAACAAAGGTTTTAGTGAAGGTAAAAAAGGGTATAACTTTGAAGTTTATCATGAAACTCTATCTGGAGCGCTTGAAACTGCTCAGGATTTTGCAAGAGAAAAAGGTTATGAGATATCAGATGAGGATTTATTTCAATTTGGAATTGGCGGAATTAGCTATGACGTAACGAAAAGAGTTTCATTTGAATTAACTAAAAACGGAGAGTTAGCCAAAAACATGCTTCACGTTCAAATGTACAGGATGGGAAGTGGGAAATATGAACTTAATATGTATTTTGATAATTCTAAAAAATTAAATGAAAAGAAAGATTTTGATCCTAGATTTAAAGAGACTGCCTATTATCAGAAAATGATGAAGGATGAATTAAAAGGGCAAGGTAATGTTCGTTTGGTTCAAGAGAAGAATGAAAAAGGAGATGATTTCTGGACTGTAGTATCACCTGAAGTTATGAAGAGATATGAGAAGAACCACATTATGGGCGCTCCGGGAGCAGAGGGTGTAGAGCCAAACTCTGAAGAAGAAGAAAATTTAGCCAAAGGTCATGGACAAAAGCATGGTGGAGGAAAGAAGAAGAAAAAAACAACAAACGAAAACCTTAAGCCTAGGTTTGCGCCAAGACTAAAGCATCAATCAAACCCTGAGATAAACGATAGCGGAGAGGAAGAAAATAGAGGTGAAAAAAATAAATTTTCACCAAGACTAAAACATCAAGCAAATCCTATCGATGAAAACGGAGATGAGGGAAACAAAAAGATAGAGGGTCAAAAATTCAATATAGATATCAACCAGTCAAGTTTCGATGGAGAAGTTAATTCAAAATGGTCTATGACTGAATTTAATGGAAGTAGATATGGAAGTTGGGAAGATGCTATGAAAGATTTAGTTCAGAAATGGACAGAGAATCCTGAAATGCATAGTTTCTTTAGATTCAACCTAGAAACTAGTGATGATTTAGAGATTGGTAACCAAGAATTTTCTGGAGCGGATATACATGATTTCTTAGATTTAGAAAAATCACAAGAACAATTTAAGAACAACGATTACGCAAATGAATACATGGGTATTGATGAATCTGTAAGAAAAAGATATAAGCCCCAGAGGTCAAAAACTCAAGATGAAATTAATGATCGTTGGAAAACTTTAACAAATTTTTCAAAAAGACAAACTATTAAAGAAGCAGAAGATAAAGCTGACAAGTATAAGAGTCCATTTGAGGGAAGAGAAGAGAAAAAGCCTTTAAATGAAGTTCAACTAAAAAGCACTGTAAGAAACCAGTATTTAACTGAAGGGTCTATTGTAGATGGAAAGAAAATAATTTTAGTTAAAAACAGCAGAAGCAGAGAATACTTAATGTTTGAGTCAGATGCAAATGATTCTAAAAAAGCATTTTGTTTTGATTTTGTAACTGGAATGAGAGTATCTAACCCTAATTTTAAGTTATAACAGAATAAAACATATTATAATATCACCTAAAAGGCTACTATCAGTAGCCTTTTTTTGTTGGATTGACTTGATTTTGTCAGTCTTCATATTTAAATTTAAAAAAACAAAAGAAATGAGCATTAAAATAGAAAACATTACAACAAATAAAAACTCTCTTAAAGTAAGCTTCGGAGCAACAGGAAAGGACAGGACTATTTCTTTAGGAAGATTTGAAATGGCGTGGTCTCCAAACCCTAGGATAACAAATTCTTTATTAATTTACCAAAGAAAGAATTTGATTAAAGTAACAACTGAAGAGAAGCCTGCTCACCTAAAATACTACACTCCGTATACTAGAGACATGGTTGCTGTTCCAATAGTTGAGAAAGTAGAAGAGAAATTAGAAATTCATGTTCAAAACGTAAAAGGAAATATAGGAGAAACTTCTAAAGCTTTAGAAGAGGCTTTGTTGCCTACCGAAGAGGGTAGTTTTAAAGGAGAAATATCTTCTGAAGATTTTCAGCAAATTGTTAAAGAACAAAAAGGCAACAGCATTTTAGACAATGCTATAGAAATGGTGGATGGATACAAAGGGTTAAATTCTGGAGTGTGGAGCAGTGAAGATGAAAAGATTATTAGAAAAAACTACCCTAAACACGGATTGAAGATTACCGCTGAAAAACTTAATAGAAGTGAGTCATCAGTAAGAAAAAAAGCAGAATCTTTTGGGCTTAAAAAGAATAAGAAGAAATGATACTTGCTAGCGTAGAAATGGATTATATTAAATTTCTTAATGGGCCAAGATATAATCTTAAGTTAATTTTAAAAAAGCACTTAAAAGCATATACTCTTTTTGACTTCAAAGTTGATGAACTAGATCAAACATTTGAATGCAAGAAAAGTATAATGAAAAACAAAATACGTATTAATGGAAAAAAGGTGTGGTCAGGCAGCTATACATTTATTCCTGATGAAAATGAAAAGAACGTAAAAATAACTATCCACTTAGATTAGAAATGGAACTAACTAGTAAGCAGAAATACATAAAAACTATGTTTCCTGATTCAAAGGAAACAGAAGATTGGGTTTTAGAAATAGTAACCAAAATACATAATTTAGGAGAGATGTTTGGGACTCATAAATATGACGTATGGATAGCTAAAGAAACAAAAAAAGATGAAGTTGTAATTATAAAAACAATAGAATTACAGCTTATTATTGACTGGGCTTTAGAAAGTAATACTGATATTATGCAGAAAAGTTTCGATGATGCATTAAGGGAACAGGAAGAATGGCACGAAAGGATAGCTGCAATTAATGAGAATAACACTATTAACATTCCTGATGTTAATGATGATAAAGTTATATACATTACAAAAGATAAGAGGTTTTTCCTTTATGTTTTAGATGTAAATGATCTTATGTACGAAGGCACAATGATGAAGCATTGTGTTAAGGGGAATAATTACAAAAAAAAGGTTAAAGATAATAAATCAATCATATTATCTTTAAGAGACATTAACAATAAACCTCATGTTACTTTAGAGATATCAATTTCTAAAGACAAAAAAGGTAACCATTCTGGGAGAGTAATTCAGCAGTATGGAAAATCAAATCAAATTCCCAAAAAATTATATAGAGAAGCTTTGAAGGAATGTGTTCTCTTTATGTGTGACTGTATTGATGAAAATACAGAGAAATTTTTAGACATGAACTACTTCTAATTCTTTTTTGATGCTATTTAAATAAAAGAATTACAAATGGCTACTGGACTAACATTTCCGACTTTATCCCCCACTACAAGCCCATATCAGCTAGTAGAAACACTAAACGATTTCTTTCTGCAAGTGCAGACTGCATCTACATTTAATTTTGATACGTTTACAAGTAGTGGTTCGTTTGACGGAGTTAATCTTACTTTGACTAATAATCAAGGAGGAACTTTTAACGTCCCTTGGACAGACGATATATTTGCTACTGGAGGTAGTTATAACAACTCAACTTCAATTATCACTGTATCCAACAACTCAGGGGAAACCTTTGATATATCACTAACTGCTTTAACTGCTCAAATTGGATCTCTTGAATCAAACGAAGGAAATGATTTTGTTACAGGGAGTACTTTTAATAATTCAACAGGAATTATTACTTTCACTAAACAAAGCGGAGGTACTTTTACTAGTGATTTATCCACTTTAACAAACGATTTATACAGTCTAAGTTCGGTTACTTCATTTGATGTAACTACAGGCGCAACATTTAGTCAGCCTGAAAACGAATTTACTTTTAGCACTTTTTCAGGAGGGTCTTATTCGGTAAATGCGGGTCTTCTATCGGCAAACACTTTTTCTAACGCATTAACACTAAACGGAGATGTTCTAGAAATAGACTTAAGCGACAGTTCTCAGCTTACCACTTCTTTAAGCGGATTAGCACACAACGATTACGTTGTAAGTGGGTCTTATAGCTCTGGGAGTTCTTTGTTGAGCTTAACTACTTTAAGTGGAGATACAGTTAATATCGACATGGGAGAGCTTGCAAACCAAGCAGTCGGAGATGACTACATTGTTTCTGGTGAATTTAACTCAGGAACATCTGTAATGACATTAACCACTTTAAGTGGAAATACAGTTGAAGTCACAGGAGTAATGCAAGAAGATAGACATATTTTCTCAGGAAATGTCGTAGGAACATCATTAATAAGTTTTTACGGAGTAGGAGGTTATAACTTTGTAGTAGATGTAACAAGTCTTTCAAGTGCAGCTCAAAGAATATCTGGAGGCGCATATTCTGCCGACTCTTCTTCAATAGTATTCTCAGCTTCGTCTGGAGGTACAGCTTTTGTAGTAGAAGGAATAACCACAACTACAGGAGGAACTTATTCTTCGTTGAATGAAGAATTAGGGTTATATAATTCTACGGGAGGTACAATTTTGATTACTGGAGTAACTGATAACTATATTACTGGAGCTACTTTTGATGAATCATCTTTTAACATAGATTTAACAGATAGACGTGGAAACTCAGTATCTTTAAGTTTAGGGTCTTTAACAGCTGATACTGGAGTTTCATCAGTTCAAGGAGGAACTAACATATCAACTGGAGGTACTCAAGAATTCCCTTCTATAAATCTAAACAATACAGTTAGCATAGGGACTGTGAACGCTGGAGTTGGAAACATAACCACAGTGAACGCACTTACACTTGCAGCCGCTACACTTAATGCTTATGTCTCAATTAACACAAACTCGTTAGCAGCAATCGCAGTAGATGCCCAAACAATTGACGCAAGCTTATTGACCTCTACCACAATTAACGCAGGTACAATTTACGCAGATACAGTTAATGCAGATACAATCAGCACAAGTTTATTGACCTCTACCACAATTAACGCAGATACAGTTAATGCTCAAGAAATTGACACAAATGTATTAACTGCTGGTACACTTAATACATCTAACGGTAATTTTATTTCTTTAATTTCAGGCACTGGAAACTTCGTCTCCTTATTAACTGCCGCTACGTTTAACTCTCCTGCGATTACTTCTGTTACAATTACTGCTGACACGATTAATGCTGACACGATTACTGCTACCACGATTAGCGGCTCTAGTTTGGTTTACGCACCATCAGTATACGCTACCAAGGTTATAGTTTCAGCGACTAGCACTAACACGATGAACGCAGTATCGCTTTCAGCTGATACTATTTTTTCAGGGTCTACGGATTTATATGATATTTTTCAATCTGAGCCTTCTACTTTGCAAGATATTGTTACAAACGGAAATATTATCTACAGCGGATCTCCTAGCTTGTCTGGAGAATCACTACATTTCTATGCTGAAGGAGAATCTGATAAATTTTCTTTTCAGGCTATTGATGACACTAATTTTGTGATAAGCGGAACAGCAGCTAATACTTCTATTATTAAATTTGACGGTAAAGATTTTAAATTTGAATCCACACAATCAGCGGGGACTTATGTAGGTTTGTCGGTAGCTGGAGGTGGGCATCCTTATTTGATTGGATTCAACGGAACTCACAACAGCAGTATTTTACTAGATGACATAACAGACGATAGGCAATGGAAGATGCCAGATGAGGGCGGGGTTGTGGAAGTGAAAGGAGGTGCGCCAGAAATAATGGATTTTGCTAGCACAGTTACTTTCAATGCTTTAGAGGGGAAAAATTTTGAAATAACACTGACAGCAGACACTCAGTTTACAATAATAAGACTCATGGCTGGAGATACAATTAGAATTGTCACAAAACAAGACGCAGTAGGGTCTTGGGAAGTCACCTCACTAATTGCCAACTCCTTAGTACAAGGAGGAGGTTCTGGTGACATAACTTTAACTTCAGCAGCTAATGCTGTAGATATTTTTGAAGTCTATTATGATGGAACGAATTACTTCTGGACACCAATGCTAAACTACACTTAATCTACTTTTCGAAGATGTTTTCTCTATCTTTAAAAACATCTTTTAAACTATCATAGCTTAGTTCAATTTTATCCCATTTGTTCCATTCTCTGTTGATTCTAATAATAGTTTTATCATTAGGGCAACTTTGAATAGCTTCAGGTGTAGAATCGATTAGTATATCACAAAAGTCCCATTTTTGAGATTCTTTTTCTAGATACATAATGTTTTTTATTCTACTATTACACTTGCTTAGGAACTCGTGAGTTGCTGGTATTGCTTTTGATTTTTGAGTAGAAAAAAGAATGACTTTGAACAAATCTTTTCCATAACCATAAGACTGAAGCCTGTTTGCAATTTCAGATGCATTCTTATACTCATTTGCTCTTGCAAAAATTTGATAAGGCCTTTGCTCATAGATAAACTCATCCATAACTTCTTGGGGAGTTAAAATAATAGGTTTATCATCTTCAACTCCTGATTCTCTGAACTTTTGAGTTTTAATTTCTTTTGTTTCGAATTTGTAATGATTGAGAAGGTCGTCAGTATCTACTGGAAGGGTAATATTTACTCTTTCTTTTTCTTCTTTTTCACTTTGAATCAAACCCACTTCTTCGTTTGTGTGTTCTATCACTTTAAATGACTCCCCCTCTATTTTAGGGCTTACAGAATCTCCTTCGCCAGAAACATTTAAATTCAAATTGTTTTCATCATGGATAAAAACTTTTCTATACTGTGAGTCAAATGATTCAACAAAATCCCTAATAACACCGTCAATATTAATACCAACTATTTTCATATCTTTTAATTTTTATTTAATATACTAAATTTAGTATTTGAATCAAAGTGCTTTTTTTATTACATCAACCATAAATGTTATTTCTTTGACCGATAGCTTCGGATGGTTTGGGATATATATTCCACATTCATCTATTTTTTTTGAATTATCAGTAGATTTTTCTCCATACACAGAAACATACATTGGCTGCATACCCATTGACCCTGAAATTAAAGGTCTACATTCAATATTGTTTTTATGGAGAGCCAATATCACTCTTTCTTTTTGGGTTTTATTTTCTAAAATTATAGGATAACAAAAACTTGCCGTCCAAGAACCTTTCGTAGGCGTTGGAGTCCAAAGTTTTAATTCTTCTATTTCATTTTTAAGATGAGAGAAGTTTGTGTTTCTTTTAGCTAGCCAATCATCTATTTTTTCTAATTGACGAATTCCTAAAAAAGCTTGAAGGTCGGTAGATCTTAAATTAAAGGCTGGGATATAAAAAGTATATAAAGCATTAAATTCATCGATAGACCATTTCTCTCTAAGTTCAGATTTAGCTTCATTATCTAAGTCTCTATCCCAACCATGAGACCTTAACTGAAGAAGGGTGTCATAGACTTCTTTATCATCCGTACAAACCATACCTCCTTCGATTGTTGAGTTATGAAGACAAATTGGCTGCCAACCTCCTACAAAATTTTCATAATTAGGGACGGAAAAGTCATAAACAAATTCATGGTCATCGGAGTTTAATATTTCAATATCTCTAATCTCTAGCTCCATTAAATCCCCATAATCTTCCCCCTCGTATACTAGAGAAGTTTTTCTACCTTCTTTTTTCTGGTACAACTCTCCCTCTTCATTAAAAAAAGTGTTATACATTCTGTAACTTTCAATCTCAAAATTTGGAGATATTAATCTTCCTTTAATATATGATTCTTTAATTTTACACTTCACTCCTGTAGACCCTCTAATTCCTAAAGATGAGCATAGATAAGAAACGTCATTAATCAACATTTTTGATGAACTAGCAAACTCAGTTCTAGTTTCATCGCAAGTCCCGTCACCTAAATGAAATCCATGTAAAAAGTTCAACTTATTTTGCGTATTTACATTCCAAATAAAATCTGGAATCCTTTTGTTTGGAGCGCCAGATTTTATTCCTAAAAAATATTTAAAGAAAAAACACAAAGTCTTTGAGTCAAACATAACTTGAGTTACATTTTCTTTTGTTGATGTTGATGTATATCCTATTATCCCAAAAACACTCTCTATAGATTCTAACACTTCTTTTATAAATTGATATTCATTTTTATTAAAAGTAAAACACAGCCCTGTCTCTTTTTTTCCTCCTCTAAATGAGCCTTCAGCAATAAAAAACCCAACCATTTTACAAAATGAAGGCGTAATTAATACGCTGTGTGGGACAAACTTGTTTTTAGGAGTGTTTTTAAACGCGACTCTTAAGTTTGTAGTTTTATTATTAGCCAACTCTAAAGGAAGCTGTTTTCTCTGTTTATAATTTTCTTTAAGTCTGTACTCTTTAGTCCCCCATTTTGGTTTATAATTACAGTAATCTTCTTCATTGTGGTTAATTACAAAAAAAGTAGAATTATATTTCCTACAAAAAGAATAAAAATCTAAATTATTTATTTCTTCATTATTAAAATTAAACTTCTGAGGCACTATAATTTTATCCCCTTTTTTTAATTTATTTCCTGAAACTGAAACTGGAAGCCCCATTTCAAACTTAAAAACACTATGATCCTCAGTAATGTCTACTGACCTGTTGTTTTTAAGTTTTAATCTAAATATTCTTTTATCTCCTAATTTGTGTTTTATAATTTCAGAAGGAGTTCTCTTATAAATCTTTTTATCATTTTGATTAAAAGATAAAATATTTATTTCTTCTGGTTTAAAATTATCATAAATATATTTTATATTTTCAATTCTAAACTGGTTTTTTTTATCATAAAAAGGAATTGGAGTATCAGAAACAACACTCATAGAATGTCCGAAATAGGTTGAGAAGGAACTCATTAATCCAAAAGTGCCTAATTTTTTACAACTATATCTAGTCCCTTGAGATTCGCAGACATCTTCTAGAAGAATAACATCATACTTTTTACAAAGGGTGGTAATATCAGCCATGTGGGGAGACAGCCCTAGTGCTGAGACTAACATTAAAGCAGAAGGTTCTTGTTCTATAAAAATCTTCTCTAAGTCTTGAATTGACACAGAAAGATTTTCTAAATTTATATCGCATAAAATTGGTTCAAAATCAAGTATCATAGCACTTGATAAATCTGTAGCCCAAGCTAATTGAGGAATAACAATTTTATTATTTTTGAGAGGGTATAGAGTTTTTATTGTTTGGAGCATCAACAGTAGAGCTGATGATCCAGAGTTTACAAATACAGAATATTTAGACCCTAGCCATTCTGACCAATTGTTCTCATACTCTAAAGTGAGCGACCCTTTTGTTAATCGAGGGTATGTTTTCAACCACTCAATAAGAGCGTCAATATCATCCCTTTCGATTGTGTCTTTAACAAGTTGAATGTTTTCTTCCATAGAGTAAATTATGAAAGAAATACGAGAAAATCAATTAAAGATATTGTTTCTTATAAGTTTGACTAATCCCATCCTCTAGAGATGTTGGTGTCCAGTTAGGAAAAATAGATTCTAGCTTTTCAATAGAAACATCTTTACGAAATTGACCATCAGGCTTGGTTGGGTCAAATTTTATCTCAAGATGTGCAGCGCCCATCGATTTAAGGGCTATTTTAGCCATTTCCTTGATAGATAAGTTATCTTTAATGGCAATGTTCATATTCTGGTAAACATCCTCCTCTATGCATTTAAAAATAATATTACAAAAATCATCAACCAACATAAACTGTCTTAGAGGAGTTCCTGATCCAAAAAGCATTATATGGTCATCTTGATTAATCTTGGCTTTATGTATTTTCTCAATTAATGCTCCTACAAAATGTGCGTTTTTCCCGGACTTATCTCCAAACCCATAAAGGTTGCAAGGAGTCAAATATTGGTATTGTGTTTTGTATTGTTGATTGCAAGCATCAATTTGAACTGCCATTGACCTTTTTGCGTATCCGTATGAAAAATTAGTAGGAGTAGGAGCGCCTAAATGCATGTATTCCTCTTTCATAGGGTAATGGTCGTCAGGTAGAGTGTCTGGATAAATGCAAGTAGATAAAATCGCAATAACTCTTTTTACACCATGCTTTCTTGATTCATTTATAAGCAAAGTGTTCATAAGGACATTATCATCATAATAATCTGAAGGCTGTTCAATGTTAACTGTAATACCACCAACACGAGCTGCTAAGTGAATTATAACATCAGGGTTATGATATCTTATCATATTCTGGACATCTTCTTGATCAGTTAAATCGTAAGTAGAAGAACTAAGATAAATGGCGTTTGGGTAGAGCTTTTTTAAACCTTTCCCTACCATTCCTGAACCTCCTGTGATTATTATTTTTCTATCCATGATTGGGGATGCATGTCTTTTGTTTCATAATGAGAATAAGCAGTACCAAACCATTTTTTTGGAACGATTACTTTCTTGGTAGGATTTGTGTTTAAATAAGCTCCCCACCAAGAATATGATGAATTTGCAATAATATTTGAATCACATAATGTTTGCAAAGCAAGGTCTTCAATGTCACTCTGATCTTCAATTACAAAAAACTTTGACTCAAGATCTGGAAAGTTATTCTTGCACCATTCCGTGTCATCTGAGAAAACAAGAAATTTAGTGCCTTCTGGAAACTCTTTTACGGCTTCTAAAATATAATCCATTGAAACTACAGGGTGGTGGTCAGGAAGGTTTAGGTAATCTCCTCTTCTGATATGAATAGAGCAATTGGGTTGATCCAATAATTCCTTATGTTTTTCATATAAGCTTTCAGTAATATCTTTTTTGAAAGTGAAAATGTCTTGAACTAACTCTTTATCTAGATATTTGTAAGACTGGAAGTAACCCTTGATATTCATGTGCTTTTTGTACTCAATTGGAGTGTAGTGAAAATTTGACTCACTCCATACTAAAGATATTATTCCTTTTCTTTCAGGAGTGAAATCTTCTTGAAAAACAGAAGAGTATGACCACTCAGGTAAAGCTACTTTATCTTTATTGGTTTTTGCTAAAGACATAGCTACGCTGAGTTGCCATATTTGATTTCCTAACCTATGGGTGAAATTATCTATTCCTATCATTTTAAATCTAACTTCATTATGATGCTATCAATTTCTATGTTGTCTCTTTTTATTTTTTGAGAAACACCAATATTTTTAAAACCTAGTTTATTATACAAATTAATTGCCCTAACGTTGTTTGACAGAACTTCAAGTTTAATATTATTTAAATCATAACATTTATTTAAGTCTTTTATGAACTCAACATATGATTTAAACCCTAAACTATGACCCCTAAAATCTGGGTGGACATCGCATCCAAGATACATTGTTTTATTATCTAAATCCCAATTTGAAGTTCTAAAATATCCTATTTTTTTACAACCTAATTTAATAATAAAAAATTTCGGTCTACTTTCCTTAAACCACTCCTGCGCCTCTACAATAGTGAATTCACTATTGTTATGGAGAAACTCTTTTGAGTTGTTTCTAATTTCTAAAAAAAAAGGAATGTCCTTAAGAGTCATTTCTGAGAAACTTAAATTTAAATCTAACATTTGGTTCGGCACAAAAACACTATCATTTACATCTGTTCTACCATACTCAATAACATTGACGGCAAAATATGGCACTCTATACTTATTTGTGAAATCCTTAAACACTAATCCGCTTTCAATCAAAAGGTCAGTAAATTTTACATGACACATATCTCCAGCTTTTCCATCAACAGATTTAATAGGAGATGGAGAATAGTCATATATTTTTTTCATATAATCTTTTGAAATAATACCATTAGACACACTACATCCTCCGTTTGGATATTTTTTATTCACTCCAGAAAAAGAACATAAATAACCTTTAACACCTTGCGACTTGTATTCATTCAATAAAATTGAATCGAAATTATCTATACTAGGAACATAATCATCCTCAACAAAAATATAATAATCGAAATCGTTTTTAAACTTTTCATAAGCATAAAAAAACTGACCGTAAGACTGACCTACATTAGAATGTCTTTCTAAAATCACGACCTCGCAATCAAACTGAGAAATTAACCCCTCAACATCATAATAAACATTATCTACGCCAATCATGGGTTTAACTATTGTTATCTGAGATAGATTATGCTTTAAGCTTAAGAGTTTTAATAAATGTTCTCTAAGATATTTTTGATTTGGGATTCTTCTTTCTCCAGACCAAGTAGGTATAATATAATTTATTTTTTCCACACTCCAATATAATTATTAGGACTAGTTAAAGGCTCTTCTTGTAACTTCTCCATCTTACTGTTTAGTGACATTAACTCTTGATCACTATATGTGTCAAAAGCAAATCCGTTAAAAGGATTAATTATAAAATTACATGTAATATATCCGTTTTCTGAATGATTAATTATAAATTTCTTGTAAATATCCTGAAGACTTCTATCAAGTTCTGTGTATGCATAGTTACTTATAATTAAATCGTACTCTTCATTCTTAAGATTGTCGCTTTCAGAAAACCTCACATCTTTGACATTTAATTTATCTAAGTATTTTTTACTTAGAGCATTTGCCTCTTTTATATCTACTATGTGATAATCTTTAATGGAAAAATAATCTTTAATTATTTTACACTGACCTCCATAACCCCCTCCTATTTCTGCAATTTTAAACCCATCTAAATTTCCAAAGATTTTAATTAAATCTGATAAAACTTTGATGTATCTTAATGTGCTTGGAGCTATGTCTATATTTTCATATGAATGAACACTAGACCCTCCAAACTTATCATTTGTTTTAAACTTATCCATATGGATATTACTCAACATTTCTGGATTGTCTCTTTTAATTAAATTATAATAATCAAGACCAAAACCTATGGAAGTATGTTCTAATATCTGAGTATACTCAGGTATTGTTTTGAATGTTTTAAAAATTTCTTCATCCTCAGATGCTCTTAAGCAAACTAAAGGATAAGCATTATTGTTGCTTGCGCTTTTATTTATCATATTACCAACCTTTTTTTATGCATTCTACAATATATTCTCTTTGTTCTTCAGTGACCCACCACCCAACAGGTATTGACGTTAATCTGTTTTTAATTTTATTCAAATTTGGAAGATCTGATCTAAACTCAGCCAAACATGAATGCATGTCATTTCTTTCATGCACTTGACTAGTTGCAATACCGCAGCTTTTCATATATTCAGCAAATTTTTCTTTATCATCCACTAATATAGAATAAATCCAATAAGAAGACTCCATCCTATCGTCCCTCTCTAGCAGAGTAACTCCTTTAACGTCTTTTAATTCTTGGTCATAATATCTGCCATTGGATTTATGTTTATCAATGACTTCTTTTTGTACCTCTTTTAAATTTTCATTACCGATAGAAGCGCTTACATCATTCATGTGAAATTTAAACCCCCATTCTGGTATATCAGCCTCGCACCTAAAATCTTTTCTATCAGACTCTCTGTCGATTCCATACCATCTTAACAACTTAGCTCTTTGATATAAATTCTTATGCGGCAACACCAAAAGCCCACCATCTACAGATGTTAAATGCTTTATTGCTTGAAAACTAAATGTACATATATTGCCATGATTCCCTAGTAACCTACCCTTAAACTTACTACCTAAAGCATGAGCGCAATCCTCAATAATCACAGGTTTAAAGCCAAAGTTTCTGAAAGCTGAATCTTGAATTTCTTTTAACCTATCTAAATCCATAGGATACCCTCCCCAATGGACAAGGAAAATAATTTTGGTTTTAGATGTAATTTTCCTTGACAGGTCATCTAAATCCATGTTTAAAGTTTTTGGGTCTATATCAACCCATTTTATGTTTAAATTATTTGCTAAAATAGGAAAGTTAGTAGCAGTACAAGTCAAAGGAGTCGCAAGAACTTCATCTCCATCAACTAACCCGCCCCAGTTAGAAACATGCTGTACCGATCCTAAATAAGTTTTAGTGTTTATAGATTTTTTCTTTAATAAATGCAAAGCCAAATGTTCAGCAGATGTTGCAGAATTCACTGAAACAACATAGTCGTTTTCAAAAAATTCTTTTAAGTTATTTTCAAACTCATCAACCCTCTCTCCTTGACCAATAAAGCCAGACTCTAAAACTTTCGTAGCAGCTTTTGAGGCTTTTTTAGCCATATAAACTTTGAATAATGGTATATTATGTTTCATTTTTTAATTTTTTGATTCTTTCAAACATCATTGGGTAGTCTGAAATATTTTTACTTTCTTTGCTTATACCATGCTTGGCTAAAACATATTTTGATTCTTCTATTTTTATTTTTGAGTTTAAAGTATTAGAAACACCTTCACCTCTAAGTCTTTGAACTATAATTTTTTTCGGTAGTAACAAAGGTATATTATATTTCTTAAAAAGCCTATAATAAAACTCAACATCATTTAACCAACATAAATCCTCATTAAAATAATTGTTGTCATTTTTAAATAACATCACGCTAGGTCCGCTAATCTTATTAATGCCAGAAAGCATTTTTTCTGGCTCAATCCAAACTGGAGAGTGAGGCTTGTTTAGGTTCTTTGTGTTATTTTCATTACAGTGAAAAGTCCCAGCAACAGCCCAGCCGTATTCCTCAATGTTGTTCATATAATATTCTAGTGCTTTAGGAGAATGAAAATAGTCGTCTTGAAATATTGTTTTTATATATTCTCCTTTTGCTTTTGATATGGCAAAATTTAAATTCATAGCAGCACTTCCTTTTCCGCTACTGTTTTTGTAGTATTTTATATCTAGATGACTCCAGTTTTCACATTCTTTTTCAATAATATCACTGCTAGAGTGGTCTGAAACAATTATATCATAATCCTTGAATGTTTGAATTTCGATTGTCTTTAATAGAAAATTAAGCATATAAACGCCCATGACTTCTCCGTTGGAGTAGATCAACTCTGTTGTTGGTATGCATATAGTTATTTTACTCATAATTATATTTTAATCCAACATTTGGGAGTTAAGTCTTCATTAGAGTGAGAACTAACAAACCAAACATTAGGTGTTATTACTTTTTTGTTTTTATTTAAATTTAAATAAGAACCCCACCAAGAAAACGTTGAATTAGAAGTGATGTTGTTTTTACATAAGGACATTAGATACATATCAATATAATCATGTTCTTGTTCAATAAATGTAGCGTTTATTGAACAAAAATTACTTTTACACCAAGAAATATCGTTAGAGAATATAATGAATTTTTTATCTCTTCCCATCTCATCTATTGCTTTATTATAATAATCCATATCTAATTTATTATAAAATGGTATTTTTAAAAAATCACCTCTTCTAACATGAATGCTACAAGTGTTTTCGCTGGTTAATATGTCAATATATTTGTTATTAATATATTGGTAACTCTCATTATCAATTTCAAATAACTCTTTTATTTCTTTTTCATTATTTGAAAAATATTTTTCAGACTGATAATAACCGTCAATCAAACAATCTTTAACATAAGGTATAGGTTTATAAGTAAGTGATTCATATCTGTAGTTATTTAAGTCAGATAAACCATTAGATTTTTCTACATTTCTGAAAAAGTTTGACATATACAAATCCCAATGGGAATGAACTACTCTAATTTTGCTTAAATCTATTTTAAACACAACCCCTTCATCTAACGCTAGCGAGTACCCAGCTGCAATTTGGAAAAGATAATTTCCGAGACCTCCTTTTAAATTACTTACAACCATTTTTAAGAGTCAATCACATTAGAGCTTATTGCCATCCAATCATCAAACTGTTTGTTAAGAACATCTGGAGTCCATTGCTGATAGTTTCCCCACCCCCTTTGTTTCATTTCTTTACTTTGCCTAATTGCGTAATGAGCATATTTTTTAATTAAAACCTCTCTATTAATATACTTATAATGAAGAAGTTTTACCCCACTATTATTTATGCTCTTAATATTTCCAGTAGGGACTGCGGTATGACTTCCCGGTGCAAAGTTAATTTCATTAACCTCAGAAGGCTTAAATAAACAAGGTTTTGAATAACTAACTTTGAAATAACCTGTTTTTAATTCTTCATATATTTGACCATCAGTTGTCGGAAGGTTTTCCGACAACATTTCATAACCTTCTGTGACAATATGGTTACAGTTTTCAATATTTTCTAGAAACTCTTTTATATTGTTATGATATATAAGCTCATCAGTGTCACAAATAATAACCCAATCTGCGGTTGATGTTTTCCAGCAATTATTCCTTATATTAATTAAAGAAGATTCCTCAAATTTTTGGTTTGTATCAAAACTAACAACGTTAATTCCTGCCTCCTCCATTAATTTTAATGAATTATCTGTTGACATATTATCGTAAACAGTTATATTGGAGGCAAACTTTTTATAATGCCTTAAAAAATATGGTAATATTATTTCTTCATTATAGCATATAGCAAAAACATCTATTTTCATGTTATTTGTAATGTTTGATTAATTTAAAAGGCTTCTTTTTGTTTATATCCTTATGAATGTCTCTTTGTAATTTCTGATTGACTTTGTCATCCGAAATGGGATTATCTCTATTATAGATGTACCAAACCTTATCGTTGAATTTGACTTTATTAAACCCTGCCATTTCCATTAACGGAAACATAATGGCAACATCATATGTCATTTTATAAAAATACCCAGCATCGTCCTTTAAACAAGAAAAATCAGCATCCTGTTTAGCTATGCTTTGATACAACCCTGCTCTAAATGTCCTTAAATGAGAAACAACAAAAGGAGAGTTTCTTAAATTATTAAATTCATCATAAGAATAAGCTCTAGCAAAACCTTTTCTACCATCTGTCCATTGAGCCTGTCCATAAGATACCCAGCAGTCAGTTTTGTTATAGTAATCATTCACCTCAGAAAGTACGTTTCTAGTGGGAAACCAATCATCTCCATCCATAAGAACGCAGATAGTCTCTTTACTACAGTGTTCTAATATAGCATCATGAATGTTTTCTAGTGCTGTTTTTCTAACCTCATTTCTTACAATAACAACCCTATCATCATCATAAGGTAGTTTTTTATAACTATCGTCAGTAGAACAATCATCTATAAACACAACTTTATAATTATTATATCGTTGTGTTATTGCAGATGAAACACATTTCTTTAAGACCTTCCCGGGATTATAAAAGGGAATTATTATTACTATTTCATTATTTTTCATATTTCCAAATGTGATTTTTAATAAAAAGCTTATTATACAATGACTTCTTAATTGATGAGCGACTAAAGCCTGATTTTTCAGAAGCCTCAGTTATGCTTTTATAAGAAGAAACTAAATTGTTTTTATAATTGAATAAGTGAACTTTTTTAGATTTTAATTTTTTATTTTTATCAGACACAGCAGGTCTCTTAACTCCAAACATAGCGTTATTTTTACCTTTATTAAGTTTGCTATTCTTGTCGTTTGCTTCTTTTTGTTTTTTGACGGCATTTTCTATCCCGTATTTATTTATCCAAATTTCAAAACAACTAGTCCCATACATAGGATTGTTTTTTTCTTTGGATAAATTTTTATCTTTTCTTGTTTTACTTATTTTCTTAGCAGAAGCAACATTGTCTCTCTTATGATTAAATGAGCTAATCATAAGTTTTCTATAATCTTTAGAACTCCATTTAGCTTTCATTAATAATGAAAGCTTCTTTTTAGTCTCCTTCGTGTGAGCAGAACCAAGAGAACTAAACGCTGTTTCTAATATATTGTAAACAATGTCTCTACAAAAGGGGGTGTATATATCTAAATACTTTTGTTCTAATTCTAATAAAGACTCTTTGCTTGGTTTATCTGTTAACTCTAAGACTATAAACTCAAACTCATCTTTCCCATATTTAACCCAAGCCCTCTGTAGATGTTTATTTCCGTGAGATTCTTTGTTTAGTTTACATTTATGTTGACACCATCTTTCTAAGATATTAGCAGAGCTACCTATGTAAATCTTTTTATTAATTTTGTTTTTTATTATATATACTCCTGATTTTTTATCCATTTTAAGCCGCATTTAAAAAGCATACGCTTTAATTTTGTTTTTAGAAAAATCACACCCATTCAAATAAATCAACACCATCTTGTTTTTGTTTTCTTTTAAAAAATCTAAAATATTCATATTATAACTTAAAAGAACCACCCAATCACACACCTCTTCGTTTAAAGAGGTTTTTTTCTCTTCATTGTTCCAAAAAAAACTAGTAGAACCTACAACATATACACTACAATAACCCATTTGCCTAATCATCTCCTTAAAATTATCTTCTAAACACTTTACTTGGTTTAACTTAACTTTATTGACAATGAAGCTATGGACACTATCTGACATCGTAACTGATTCTTGGTTGCAAATATTTTTAAACTCATTTTTTAATGCAGAGTTAATTCTTATTTTAATCCCTTCTTCTTTCATTTGTTATAACATTGTTTATACATATAAATACTAAAAAAAATTAAAACATATCATCTGGATCACAATGATTCATAACAGCGTCATGAATATTCTCTAGTGCTGTTTTTCTCGTTTTGTTCTGTATCGATATAACTCTTTTGTCATCGTGAGGTATTTTATTCCATGAATTATCAGTAGAACAATCATCAATATAAATGACTTGATAGTCATCATATTTTTGATTTAAAGAAACCCTTATATTTTTGAACAAAAATTTTGCAGGATTATAGAAAGGAGTTATAATTTTTATTTTATTTTTCATTTTTCTGTTCTTTTAACAAAAGAGCATAAATCCCAAAATTAGATTCAAGCCCTTTAACTGAATCTTTTTTTATTTTTATCCTCATATACTTTCCGTTCAATAACCTGATGTTTAGAATTTTTTTAATTAAAATATCAGCTGTCTCTGAAGGAGGTGGAACATCAGTTACAAGAACTGAGTTTTTAAAGCTAGCTAGTTTCTTTTTTGGAAAGTTAGAAAACACTTGGATGTTTTCTTGAAGTTCATCGAAATTTTCAAACCTTACTTTATTTGTCAGTTTTTTAATTTCCTTTCTTCTAAAAATATGACCATGAACACAAAGAGGAAATCCGAAATCTAAATAATGCTTCGACCAATCAACTAATAAGTGATTATCACTTTTTTCATTAAGAGGGATTATAATATTTGGGGATTGAAACCTCTTGTTCTCTTTAATGTTATAACCCAACCTTAATGAGAATGACAATAAATCCTGATGTTCTTTAAATACAGATGAAATTATTCCAGCACTTCCGCTATTTAAATTCTTATAAAACATGTCTTCATCTGAAAAAATCGCATACAAGTCTGTATCTGATATCTCCATTTGATTAACAGTATCTATTTTTAAGTTAGAAACTTCTACAAAATTCACATAGTCAAAATCAGATTGTAGTTTCTGGTAACCTTTTTTTAAATCTATATCAGAATATTCGTAAAGCACAGTTAGATTAAAAATATTCTTAGAAAAATCTCTATGAGAATCTAAAAACATTTTTAATCTATATGCATTGTCTTTACTATGTACTATTCCATTAATCTTCATTAGTGAGATTGTCGATTATTTCCTGCATAACAGAAGAAGGGTTAGACCCTAATTTTTTGTCAGCATGTTCTCCATTTTTAAGGAAAGTAAACTGAGGAATACTTCTCACACCATACTGCTGAGCAGCCTCTCCTACTGAATCTACATTCACTTTAAGGAACTTTACGTTTTCATTTGTTTTTGATAACTCCTCAAAAACAGGCACCATTTGTCTACAAGGACCACACCAACTAGCCCAGAAATCAATAACCACTATCCCTTCTTTACTTAAATCGTTAAGCTGTTCAAGTGATTCTATTTCAATTAAATTTTCCATTTTTTTTCTTTTTCTTTTAGTTTTAAGATAATCTGAACTAATTAATATTAGTAACACGCATACAAAATAACATACTTTATTTAGAAAATCAAAAATTTACACTTATTTACTTTAAAAGTTGATAAAAATGAACACTACTAACAAAAAAAGCCCAACTCTTTTCAAAGAAGCTGTAATAGCTGAAGCGAGAGCAATGAGAAGAAAAGAAGAGTTATATGAAGATATCGTAAGAATCGAAAACGAATTACAAACTCTTAAGGAGCATGGGTTCGTTGGAACTTTTGGATTTCAAAACCAATCAGACGTAGGAGCTAAGAACCCTACAGGTTTCGAGAACATACCTAATATTTCAAGAATTGCTGAACTAGCAAATGAAATGAGCGTTTCTGAAAATGAAGATGTAACTGAAATAGAAAAACTTAAAGCAGAAAATGAGCAATTAAAAAATCAAATTGCAGAATCTTCTCAAGAAGTTAAAAAATAATAAAATAAACTTTCCAAAATAAAAAGAATTATGTCACAAAAAAATTACACGATCAAACAAATTGATCAAATGATTAACGAAGAGTACACCAAAGCAAAAAAAGCTATGGTGCTTAAAAAAGAGCTTGACGCTTTAAACGAAGAAGAAGATAAGCTAAGACAAGAATTAGGAATTGACGAAGTAACTGTCGGAGGTAGACATTCAGGTAGTGAATGGTACGAGAAAGATGTTCCAAGTCCTAATTTCGAAAAAATTGGTTCACACCTAAAAGAGATGGAAGACGAAGAAGCAATGGGTATGGAGATGGACACTGAGATGGACACTGAGATGGACACTGAGATGGACTTAGGTTATTTCGAAACCAAATTAGGTGAGTTAGGAAAAGAGCTTGATCTTAAAATAGGAGATGAAGGTTCTGACGAAGAGATGGAGATGGATATGGAAATGGGAGATGACGAATCTTCTGAAGAAATGGAAATGGGAGATGACGAAGAAATTGACGAAAACTCTGATGCCCCTGAAGTTCTAGAGATAGATTCATCTGGTATTATGGGAGATGAAGAGGGATGTGAAGATGAGGATGAAACAGTTGACGAACAAGCTGGGGATGCCGTATCAAACGCTGCTGAAAAGAAAGTTAAAGGTGAAGACGGAATGAAGAAGGTAGATAATAAGAACTCTATGGCTGACAAAATGTATGAAGGCAAAAAAGGGACTAAATCATTGATTTCTGAAGTACAAGAAAGAGATGAATCAGTTCTTATGGAAGGTCTAGACAAAAAAGGACAAGCAGAGGTAAAATCTCAACTTGAAAGAATGAGAAGACTTACTTTTAATAGATAATTTTTTATTAAATCTTAAAAAAACAATTGGTGGAAATTAAAAACCAAATAAGGAAAGTTATATTCAAAAGCCTGATTAAAGAAGATCAGGCTTTTGATGCTTTAGAGAATCAATTATCTAAGGTAGAAGATACTTTTATCTCTTTTTCCAGAAGTAGAATTGAAGAACTAAACAAAGAGTTGGATTCTGCAAAAGAAGAAAAAGAATTCGCTAGATTTAGAAGAGCTTTAGAAGAGAAGTCTCAAGCACTTTCTGATTTAATTGATGCTCATCAGAAAAAAATGGAGATATTAAATAAAATGCATGAAAACATTAAGAGTGAGCTTGACATAGCAAACACTCAAGGAGAGAAGGTGTTTTCAGACAATGAATTTGATAATTTTAATGCTCAAGAGTTTACTTCAGGACAAAGATTTAGAATTGAATCAAACGCTTCTTTTATTGAAGTTGAAAAGATTTCTGAGGAAAGTAATCAATTTAAATTAGAGGATGGGAACATAAAAGGATTGAAATCTGGAGATGTACTGCAAATACAAGACTTCTCAGTTGGAGGAGATTCTAAAGTTTCAGTTTATAGAAAGATAGGAGAAAGATATGAAAAGCTTTCTGACTTTACACTTTCTAATATAATTAAAATAACAGAAAATCCAGCTTAAGCTAGTTTATAAAATTATAAGATAAAAAAAAAGACCTACTAAATTTAGTAGGTCTTTTTTTGTGCTAATTTTATAATTTAAGACTCATTGATTATCTCTCGTCCATCATCAGTCAGTAACTTGCTTCTATTTTTTTCTAAAAGTTCAGATGGTTTTTTTGACATTTTATCTGAAATGTCAAGCATTCTCTTTTTTTCCTGAAGAGGATTAATTAAGTCGTTTGCAAATTTCTCATCAACACCATCTCCCTCTTGAGACTTTAAAGGATTCTGAAAAATATTGCCTGTTATTAAATTTCCGTTTTTATCTACTGCTGCCATAATTGTTATTTTAAAATAAATAGTTAAGTATTCCGTTAAATGGAATTATTTTTATATCTCTTCATTATTTCAATAAGTATACTAGATCTAACAATATCATCTTCACTAAAAGTGACAAACCCAACTCCTTCTAAATTCTGGAATCTTTCAAAAGCATCTTGTAATCCATTTTTATCATTTCCTCTAATCGAAAGGTCTGTTTGATCTTCATCTCCCATAATGATAAGCTTACATGATTCGTGTTTCCTAGATATGAAAAGCTTCATACCTCCCACAGTGACGTTTTGAGCCTCATCTAGTATAGCTACTGAGTTCATAAACGTAGCACCCCTCATATATGGTAAAGGGTTAAAATCTATAGCCTCAGCATCATTTAGAGCCTTTGCTTGAGACCCTCCAACTATTAATCTAATGTTTGTCATATATGAATCCATATATGGGTCTATTTTATCATCAATGCCTCCGGGTAGGAATCCTAGTTTATTTTCCTGAGCTTCAATAATTGGTTTAGTTAACAATATTTTGTGATAAGGGTTGTCTTCTTTTTTTAACAACTCTAAAGCCGCTTTAAGTGCTATAAATGTATTATGAGTAACATTATACCCTCTTGTTATGTACAAATGACGTGGGTGGTCTATATGAATACAAACACACTCTTGCTTGCTGTGCATCTCAATTGATGTAATGTATTTTATTTTCATCCTTTTTTTATCAGAGAACAAAGCAGCTTTTCTTGACAACTTAAAAGGATTGAGTGTTTTGAACAAAACAGTAACAACATAACAAATTTTCCCCTGCTTCTTTTCTCCAAACTTATCTTTAAAGAATGGAAGTTTTGTTCTAATAGAAGAAATTCCACCCAGACCTCTAACGAGGTCAGAAACTTGGTTAGACAAGGCTTCTGATGTAGTGTAATATTCAATTGAAGACCCGTTTTTAGGAATATGCCCATCAGTATCCATCAAACCTCTTAATAACTCAATTCTGTCATCAACAGAGGAATAAATATATTTATCTGGGATTATTTTTTGATGAGATTTCTGACCCATTAAATTTAGTTCTCTCATTTCAAACAAAACAATGTTATTAGCTTTGCTTGACCTTGTTTTGGTTGATATATAATAATCACAGTTATTACCCGGCTTTTTACTTATCTTAACAGGGTTGGGGAGTTTCTGTTCAAACTCGCAAACAATTTCTTCATCTGCCGAACTGAATGATACAAAATTTTGGCTATAGCACCCATCTCCTATTAAGCAACCCATTAAATAAGGGTTGATTATTAATTTTTTCTTCGAAAATTCTATAGGACTGCAAATAGGAATAGAATGGTTTTTTCTGCCCCTATCAGTGAAAAGGCTTTCTTTTATTTCAAGAGTAGTCTTAACCGTCCCTTTTTTTGGGGCTATTGTTACAACTCCGTTTATTTTTTTTCTATTATTCCTATCCTTTTCTACTTGTGTCTCCCATAAATGCTCACCACAACAAAGCGTGTGTGTTCCATCTGAAAAAGATATTTTATAGACATCCTTTATTCCTTGGGGGTGAATAGAATTTACTATTGCGGGTGTTCCATCAACAGAAACCACTTCGTCCCCGGGTAAAATACTTCCAATTTGAACAAAACCGCTAGGTGTTAATATAGGCTCAGTCAACGGCTGAGCCTTCCCAGTACCAGCAGCTCCTCTGACAAATATGATTTGATTATTCTGAATCTCTTTAATCAATTCTTTTTGTTTCAGTGTCTTACACTTGATATTCTTGTTAATGTTAATGTTTTTAATAATATCAACAAGGCTTTCTTCTCGCTCTTTTTTTCTAATATTATTAGTCTCATCAATAAATTGGTTAAAGTCCTCTTTAGTGGATCTTCTTGCTTTTCTGCTTGTTGCAGGTCTCTTGCTCTGTCTATTTGCCATTAAATTTCTTCTTTTATATAAATAGAACATATTTAGATTAAAAGATAAATCAAAATGGAAAAACAATTAACTAAAGAAGAATTAAGACAAATGGTTGTTAATTCTATTAGAGAAAATGGTCTTAACGATATATTTAAAGACACTAGTATAAATGATATTGTTGAAAACCTAGTTAATGATTATAAAATTGAAAAAGAGAGCCAAGCAGCTCCTTCTCAAATTATACCAGAAGGAGGTTTTACAGCAGACGCTATTCCTCCTGTAAAATCAGCCTCAAGTGATTTTCCTACAGACGATGAGATTATAACTACAGTAGACACAGATCAAATAGAGCATGATATTGATTTAGAGATAGGTCAAGAAACAAATGCATTCCCAAGCGAAATACCTTCCGACCCTGTAATGTACAGACCAGAACTTCCGATTGAATTACAAGGAAAAGAACCTTCTGAGTTTATTGTGTGGGATTATAATGAAATTTCAGTTGGAGGAGAAAACCTATCTAACAAACCTTTTAAAACTATTGATGACCCAGAAGTTCACAAAACTATGGTGGATGCTTGGAAAGAGGAAGGAAAAACTGTTTCTAAAATATTTGTTGCAAAATTTGAAGAGATAGGAGAAGTTCATTTTGACTATGTTAGCGGTCAGTCTCATTTTATAGAAAAAGGTAAAATAGAAAATATCAATACCTCTTCAAACACTTATAATGAAAACCCATACGCAACCCAAGCAACTCCTCAAATAGATAAAATTGATACAGAGATAGATTTAGCTAAATCTATTGAATCATCTGTAGATTTAGAGAAAGCTTTAGAAAAGGTTCTTAAAGACATTATTCAAAAAGGATTAAACAGTACAATAGAAGCACCTATAGACCCTGTGGTGTCTACAGAGATTGTTCCTGTGGATAATGTTGAGCCTGTAGTAGCTAGTGAATCTTTTGTTTCTATATCTGAAATGATGAATCCTAATAGTGGTTTTGAAAAAAAGAATACTCCAAATGATTTAAAAGAAGCTTTAAAAAAAGGGAATTCACCGATTAATTATTTAATAACAGAAATGAAAGGTGTTAATCAATACTGTAAAGGAAGTGAATGTTATTATATCCCTAAAGAGCCTATGAGTTTAGATAAGTGTTATATCAAGTCTTAACTTGAGTTTTATAAGTTAATTTATTACATTCTTCTAATAAAAACAAAAACATGTATTGGAAGATTAAAAACATAAGCGAACAACCTAGAAAACTAACTGTTGCTCTAGCATCAGATAAAGCTCCGGGAATCATTCTACAGCCTAACGAATTCGTAATATCACTACCTAGAGTAACCACAATGCTAGATATTCAAGAGAAACGTGGTTTCGTATCAATTGAAGCAGATTATGAAAACAAATTCAAATTCCCACTCGGCATTGCGATTGACAAAGAAGAGGAAATGGATATTGATGAGATAAAAGAAATAATCCAAAAACTCAAGAAATAGGAAAATGGAAAACAAGTTAAATATACTAATTGTAAATTCAGATGATCAGGGCGTTGGGCATTTCAGATCTATATGGCCTGCTCAACAAATACAAAAGCAATTTAAAGAAAAGGTAAATATTAAGGTCTCCAAGAACCCAAATCTTGATCCAGAATACTTATCAAAATTTGATATAATTCATTTTCATAGAAATTTAGGAGCATACGAGAAATCAGAAACTCTCTTCAAAGAATTAAAAGAACGTGGAATTACATTGATATGTGATATTGATGATTATTGGAATCCACCTTCAACGCATCCTCTTTATTCTATTATAAAGAATGATAAAATGGATGAAAAAATAAAACGAAACTTAGAACTTGCTGATTACATTACCACAACTACAAATATTTTTGCAGACAAAATAAGATCAGAAATTAAAGACGCTAAAGTTTATGTTATTCCAAACGCTTTGAATATGAATGATAAGATGTGGAAGTCAGAAGTAGAGGAAAACACAGCCGATAAAGTTAGAATTGCTTGGATTGGCGGGAGTAGTCATTTACATGATTTAAAACTTTTAGAGCCTTCTTTTACTAAAATAAACAACTCAGCGTCACTTAAGGATAAATATCAAGTTGTAATGTGTGGTTTCGACACTAGAGGTACTATGACGGAAATAATGCCTGATGGTCAAAAAAGAACAAGACCAATAGAACCTAAAGAATCAGTATGGGTAGATTTTGAAAATATTTTCACAAGCAACTACAAGTTAGTTGAAGACAATCCAAAATATAAGGAATGGTTGGGTAAATTTAAGAGAGAAGAATTTTTAGGAGAATATGATAACAATTATATTAGGAGATGGACCCTCCCTCTAACTAAGTACGGATTCCACTATGATTATTGTGATGTTTGTTTAGCGCCTATAGCAGAGACAACTAAACATGTAACCGAGAAAGGGCAAGAAATGTATGTAGACCATGTGTTTAATTTAGTAAAATCAGAACTTAAGATAATTGAAGCTGGAATGAAAAAGAAAGTTTTAATTGCACAAGATTTCGGAATCTATAAAGAAATGATAGAACATGGAAAAACTGGGCTTTTGGTTTCTGACAATAAGAAAGGATGGTACAAAGAAATAAAGAAAGTAATTGAAGATAAAGATCTTCGTGAAGAATTAGCAAACAATCTACACGAATGGGTCATGGAAAGATATACTCTTGAAGGAGTCACTGTCGATAGAATGAAAATTTATGAAGAAATTATAGACATAAAGTATTTTCATAAAAACCTATTTAAAGCACTAAAGACACCATTAAAAAAAGAAACAATATAATGAGCGAATTATTAAATAACAAGAATCTGGGGGCAGTTGATTTAAAACAGATAACCAAACAACATGAGATGTTAATAGACAAGTGGGAAGAATCTGGACTTCTTACGGAGTTGTCGGGTATTAACAAAACCAATATGGCATCTTTACTTGAATGTGAAGCAACTGGTTTATTAACTGAAGGAGATTGCTGTGACAATTGTAAAAAGAATAAAAAATAATAAATTAAAAACAAAAAAAATATGTTTGATATAATTGAATACTCTCCTGAGCTTGTAGGTTTCGACCCAGCATTAGAAGAGTTAGCGCCAATACATAATATGATTGGTGTTATAAAGAGAAGTAGTTCTTTCTACTCCCCTCTTTCAAAGCCTTACAAAACAGAAGGGAAACCTTATGCTAGGTTTGAGTATATGTTTAAAAATAAAGACCTTGTAAGTAAAAACGAAGAAACAGGAGTCATTACTTTAGTCGATTCTTTAGGTAGAGAAATCTACTTAGAAGAGCATTTAGGTGGTTGGAAATTTACTCAAAAATCTGATTTCTTAAAGAAGAGATATGCAGGTAAAATAAAAGATGCTGAAGAATTAGAAGCTTTTGCTACAACCTCATCTTATTTAAGAGTCGCAGGAGACAACGAACTTTCATCTGTTTTGCCTTGGGCTTACCAAGAAGCAGAAAGTATTGTTAACAATACTTGGTTTAACCTACAACACTGGAGCAATGAGTCTAGTGTTAAACCAAAGCACGAAGTTAGGTGGGAGCTTATTAACGGAGCTAATTCTTGGCATCCTGCAAAAGATTCAGAAGGAGAAGAAATTAACGCATCTACAATTTACCAAAACGGGAGTTATAGTGACATTGACCTAGCCACTTCGATTGAAGCAATACCTTCAGACAAGGCTGCTTATTTAGGAGATGGAGTGTTTACTTATGACCCTGAACAAAAGCATTCAAAAATAAGATTAACTATCTGGTTTAATAAGTCAGATAAAAAAATATTTACAATTAACTTAATCTAACACACAATGACAAACGAACAATTTAAAACAGCCACAGGTATAGATCCATCTATGTGGGTTTGTATAGAAAGAAAAAAAGATTATGCTAACGGTCAGTCTGCTTCTAATAGCGGAGGGAGAATGAAACTGTCATCACTTACTAAAAGAAGTGATATTATAGAAAACGATGATTGGTCTGACGAAAGATTACTTTGTGAAAGAGTTTTTAGAAGAAGCAAATCTCTTTACACTTTTTACATCAAAGATGATATTTTAAATGCAGACATTACAAGCTTGTCTTCACTAGAAAGGTTTTCAAAAACTTTCTCTGAAGAAGATGCTTATAGATACGCTTCAACTACATATGTTTTCGAAGAGAAAAATGTAGAACAAGACATTATTGATGAAGATGAGATAATTCCAAAATTGGTTTTTAAATCAATTGATGAGAACAGTTTTAGTCTTACAAATGAATCAATCATAAACGGAAAAGATTATATGAATTTTGAAGGACATTTTGAAACTTTAAAGGTTACAACTATAGATTTCCCAGTTTCAGATGATGGTTTATTGGTTATGAACATAGGAGGAGCAAATCACACATATAACAACCAGTTAAGAACTATTGTTTATGGAGCAAGATATGATGTGCAAGCTAACGGGTATATTTGTGAATGGGCAAATGAGCCTTTAATTGCAGTGCTAGGAGTAGGAAAGCCTTCTGAGTTAAAGTTTATTTCTTATAAAATATTAAGAACTTCAAACGGATGGGAAGCTACGCCAATGGAAACACCAGCAGGTCATAAATTATTTAAGAGAAGATTCTTAAGAAAAAGCGATTTTGTGAAAGCGGGTCTGGTTTAATCAAAAAATAAGAACACATAAAAAAAGGGAGAACAATTTGTTCTCCCTTTTTTGTTTAAGTTAATTTGAATTAGATTTTAATTTTAGACATCTTGTCTTCAATTGAAAACTCTCTTTCATGACTATCTACCTCTAGAACCATTTTCTTCTCCTCACGGCTCTCTAAGTCGTTAAACCAAGACTTTCCAACAATAGTTAAGAACTTAGATTTAGAAATATCATTCATTAACCTTGTTTTCTCGTTTCTGAAGTTATTACTTTTTGCAGTAACCCACTCTTCAACCAACTTCTGCTTAAGCTCATCAGGCACTCCGTCATTTAGTTTCTCAAAAGACTGGAACTCTTTAATAGCTGGAACAAGAAGTGATTCTCTATCTGTAAGATTAGAGTCAGTCTTCAACTTAGATAAAACGCCTTCGAAATCTTTCTTTGTATTCGGTAGAGAAAGACCTTTGATTTTTACCTCTATAGTATTTACAAATATTTCTTCTTCAGATTTTTCTAAAGTAGATTTAGGATTAAAACAATAATCAGCTAGCCCTAATTCTTTAAGCCATAAAGCAACTTCTTCACCATATTCAGATTTGAAACCTTTAGTGCTTGCTACTAGATATCTTTTCTTAAAGTGATTAAATACTGTGTTTTGAGCCTGAATAGTTAAAAGTTTGTATTGGTTTTCAAACATTGTCTTAGCAGAACTTTGACTAACCATTTTTTGATTGATCACTGGTAAAGAAGAAAAGTCTAAAACATACACCTTACCTTCTTCAAAAGTTTCATCCTCTAACAATCCATTTGCCTGTAAAGTATCAAATGAAACTTGAGATAAAGACATTGGAATTCTATAAGAATTAATCACACCATCTTTAATGATTGTGTAATTTCTGAAAATTTTTGTTTCAAATCTACCTTGAGGAAGACTATCAAAAGAATGCTCTGGAAGATTAACATGCCCATTATATAGAACTCTAACTGAAAGATTAGCTCTAGAGTTGTTCCAAACTAAATCAGAAAACGATTGACCTACTTCCTTGTCTGTGTTTATGAACTCTATATCTTCTTCTAAGAGGGAGTTTGCTTTCTCTAAATCAGAAAGTTCTTGAAGTTTAGCTAAACTAGATATTGCATCTAGAATTTCATTCTTATCAAGAAGGTTTTTTATCTCTAATTTCTCGTCCTCAGTGATTTTTCTTTCTTTCTTTTCTGCTTTAACAGATTTTCTACCAATTCTCTTATACTGAAAATCAGGATTCATTGGATACCATTTGACTTCATCGTCAGTCATTAAAAGATCTAACAAGTCCATTACACAGAATGCATCCTCTGAAGGTTCTGCGTTCGGATCATACCCTTCTCTAAGCATAAGTGAAGGGTAAGAGATAGTGTCAATAAACTCATTTTCTAATTCACTAATTTTTTGACTTCCAAAAGTGTTTGCTTTCTTTTTAATAAAGTAAGAATCACCTAAAGTCCTAAGAATATTAGAAACCATAATGAAATCACTTCTTTTTGAAAAAGCATACATCGAAACATAAGCACCCTTTATTAGGCTTTCTTCTATTTCTCCTTGAGGATTTTCAAAATCTATCGTTTCAACTGAAGACTGATTCGTATCAGTAATATAATAGACAGCAGAATCTGTTTCTGGATCAATGAAGATTTCGTTGTTTTCATTGACTGTATAAGAGACTACGTTTCCGTCTTCAAAAGTGAACACTACATCTTGTTCAATATTATCTTCAAGAGAAATATACTTTCTTTTAGAAGTAACACTTTGATTGAACTGCTTAGCCATATAAGGCTCATAGTCTTGAAAGTCTTCGGAAAATACATGTACACCTCCTATTTCGGCAGACATAAGATTAAGAAGAGCTTTGTTGCAATAGTATCCGTATTCAACAATAGTCGCTGAAACTAGATAGTCTTTTACATCTCTTACTGAAGAAAGTATTTCCTCATCTGAGTAATTGTTATCATGACCATCAGTCAAGAAAAACAAAGAGTGAACTACATCTGATTTGTTGGCATTAATTCTTTGAATTATTTCTTTAGCTTTAACCAAAGGTTCTTTAAATGCCGTAAGCATTTGTGGGCGAAGATTAGTTTCTATTACTGACCTTAGGTTATCAAGACTTTTTTCAGACTTAACTTTAAAATCTTCAACAACAATACCACATTCTCCTCTTCCTGAGAACCAAACTATAGAAACTGAGTCTTGAGGCTGAAGTAAAGTTGATATTTTGTTATACAGATCTGTTCTAATCTGAGAGAGTTCATTCCACATTGACCCTGAGCAGTCAATAATAAAAAGGTGGTGGGTGTTGAGAGATTTAGATGAAGGGGTCTTTTCTGTCTTTGTGTTTAAGACATGAGACACTAGATAACCTTTATCTAAAGAAATTGAGTTTTTCATTTTTCCTGTTTTTAATTTATAAATTCCTTAATTCCTTAATTGTTATATATAATATAGTGAATTTAGGCTGCAAAATAAAGAAAAAAATCCGAAATACACAAAAATTTTGAATTGTAATTATTTCTGATTATTTACTTAAAAATAGAAATTTATGAAAACTACTTTAAATTACGGAGCAATAAAGGATAGCGTTACTAAAAAAACAGCTATGGAAGTCTTGAGAGAAAACACAAACAATACATTATTTGAATTCCAGAATGTTTTAAATGAAGACAACGTATTAAAGATGCAGCATATATTATACAAAAACATTCAATCATCTAAATCGTTTAAAAAAGAAAGGTTAGCGGAAAGATTTCTTAAACAGAATCTTAAACTTATCTCAAACACGAAGTGGAACACTATAATGGAAAGCAACAAAGTAGCTAGAGTTAAGTTGTTTGGGTCTATTAATGAAGCTAAAAGTGAGGGGGGATATGTTATGTCTTCTCCAGAGAATAAAGTTCTTTTTGAATCTATACATGTTTTAATTGAATCAGAGACTAATATTCTTTTTTCTGATTTTGAAAAAGAAGCAGATGCTTATGAATATGTTGTAGGGCATTTGACAAGAGAACTTAATGAAGAAAAAACTAATTCTTTAGAGGAAAGTGATTCTCCTAAATTAAATAAGTTTTGGGGATTCTTAACTAAGAATGCTATATCAAACTTTGAATCGAGGTATTCCCATTTAAATGAAGATGAAAAGAAAGTTTTTAAAATACTAGTAGCTGAAGGAGATATTAAAATATCTTACATCAAGGAAACTAAAGAAAAAGCTTTAGGGTTGATTGACGAAAAAATGAAAGACTCTTCTAGGGAAGATAAAGTCAAATTAGAAACTTTTAAGAATAAGCTAAACAAAAAAGTTGATCTAAATGTATTAGTTAGTGATGATTACATATTTGAATGTACTCAATTACTAACAGTGTTGAATAACATCTAAAATTAGAGGAGACCTTATCCCCTCTAATTTGATATGATGATTTTTTTTATGTAAATTGAATGTAACGACACATTATAAATTTATAAAAAAAAGACATATGAGAACTAAGACAGCTCGTGAAATCAAAGTTACGGATAATTTTCTAATTAATAGAAAAATTACAGCAAAAATTGGCGCACCTAAAAACAGAGACAATCCAGATACTGTTTATATATCGTTTGGTTTTTGGACGAAACCCGCTGAAGAGTTTATTGATTACGATAAGGAGAAGTTAAAATCAATCTTAAGAAAAGAGTTAAAAACCATCTACAGGAATGCCGTTACTGAAATATTAGAAAAAAGTAAAGTTTTTAATCACCCTGATAAAAACATTTTTATTGAAAATATTCCAGATAATATTAATTATAATGGAAAACGAAATTACATAAATTTTGAGATTTATTTACATACTTCAAATATAGGTTCAAAAACCAAAAAACCGCTAAGCCAAAAGGAAGGAGAGGATGAAATATTTAAAGAATCGGTTAAGATTGTAAATTTTTTCGGAAAATCTGATATACTAAATGATAAATTAGGATTTATAATTCACAACAAAAATAAATAAAACTCACAACGATTAAAAAAAAACACTTCCATTTGGGGGTGTTTTTTTTTGATATGAAAAATTTATTCTATTTATAATCGTAAACACACTGTTATGACTGGAAAATCAGAAAAATATCTTATTCAGGAGTATAATGAATTTAAAATCTCATTAACACCTAAACTCATTACTGAGGCTATAGAGAAGGGAGAACCTATCATTATGACTGGTATACTTCAAAAAGCAAATACTCTAAATAGGAACGGAAGAGTTTATCCTCTTGAAATTCTTAGAAGAGAATCAAAAAATTATATGAAACTAGTTGAGAAAAATTTAGCAACTGGTGAACTAGACCACCCTGAGACTGCTGTTGTTTCTTTAGCAAATGTTTCTCACAAGGTAGTTGACATGTGGTGGCAAGATGATGAGCTTCATGGTAAAGTTCAAATCACTAAATCTACGCCAGCAGGAAAAACTTTATTAGGTCTTGTTCAAGACGGAGTAACTCTAGGTATTTCTTCTAGAGGAGTTGGGTCTGTAAAAAGACAAGGAAATCAAGACGTTGTTCAAGAAGATTTTGAATTAATTGCTTTTGATTTTGTTTCAAGCCCTAGTACTCCCGGAGCATTCATGTTTAAAGAAGGTCGCCAAATAGGGTTGACACCATTATCAGAGGCTACTCAAAAACAAATTGAAACCAACTTTAACAACGAATTAGATTACTTATCAAAAAAAGATTTTTGGAAAAATCTATAGAAGTAAAATTTTTGAAGTATTTATTTGAAAATATCTATTAAATCCACTAAAAGGAAATGGAAAACGAAAAACAAAAAACAGTTGTTGAAAAAGCAAAAGAAGATTTTCAATCAATTATTGATTTTGCAACACAACAAGTAACGGTTGATTTGCAAGAAAAGGTTGAGAACAAAATTGCTTTGATGATTAATGAAGGTTCTTTTTCAATTGATGAAGCTGTTACTATCGATACCGATGAAGCAACAGTAACTATTTCTGATAATGGTGACGTAGATGTTGCTCCCAAAAAAAATGGGGAAGTTATCACTGGAGAAGAAAAACTTGATGGCGATGCCGAAGGCGAACTCGAAGATGACTTCGAGGATGATGAATTTGAAATTTCTGAAGAAGCAGAAGAGTACTTAATACAAGATGAAGATATGAATTTGTACAAAGAAGAAGATCCAGCTGTGCCAATGCCAGCAGAAGAAATGCCAGCTATGCCAGAAGCACCAGCAGCAGAAGCACCAGTAGAAGCTCCTGAAATAGAAGCTACACAAGACTTAAACGGGATGTCTCCAGAAGACTTAATTAAATATGCCGTTGAACAAATAGCTCAACAAGCATCTGGAGGACTAGCTGATAGTGGAGAAGAAGAAGATGTAACTATTATTGACGATGAGATGCCTATGGACGACCCTATGGATGCACCTATGGCAGAACCCGCGGCAGCGCCAGTACCAGCAGCTCCTCCAGCACCTGCTCCAGTTGCTGAAGAGATAGATATAGATTCTCTTTTAGATGACGAAGAAACTGTTATTGAAATAGAAGATTTCAATGAAGATATGGGTGAATTTTCTGAAAATGATATCGTAGAGATAGAAGTTGATGAAGATGACACGCCAATCGATGAAATGAAAGCTATGGGTGTAGGACACTCATCACAAAGAACACAAGGAACTTCAGCAGGGCCACAAAATGCAGTAGCAAATAGGTCTAGACATGCTCAAGTAAATGAAAATAAAGCTCGTGAAGAAGCAAATACTGCTGGGCTTAATAATGACAACAATAAGTTGGTTAAGGAAAACGCTTTATTAAAGAAAGAGGTATCTAAGTTTAGACAATCTCTTCCTGTATTAAAAAAGCAAATCCATGAAATGAAGGAATTCAACGCTAAAGTTGGTTTCATGTTGAGACTTTTTGAACAAGGTGAATTCACCAAAGAAGAAAGGTTACAAATAACAGAGAAATTCAATCACGTTGATGGATACGATAATGCCAAACATCTTTTTAAAGAAGTAATGAATGAGCATTCAATCAAAACGAACCAAAGCCCTGAAGCTATTAAGCAAGGGAATACTGGTAAAACTTTTGAACGTCCAGCAGCACATAAAGAAACTCTGTTTGAATCAGCTGAATCTAGAAGAATGCGAGAATTGTCTACTTATGGAACAAAAAAAACAAGATAATTCTATAAAATTTAATTAGAATTATAAAATTCAAACTATTTAACTAACAACAAACAAAAAATTAAAAAATGGAAACATTATTAAGAAGCGGTAAAGTTGGATACTCGGTTTTCAAAAACCTAGCAGAACAACGTAACGCAATCATGAACAATTGGGGAGCTTCAGGGCTTCTTGACGAACTTGGTGGATTTGAGAGATCAAATGTAGCACAGTTACTAGAGAATCAAGCGGCAGGAATGCTTAATGAGGTGACTCTAGATTCTTCTGCTGGTCGTTTTGACACAGTAGCATTCCCTATCGTGAGAAGAGTGTTCTCTAGATTACTTGCTAACGAACTTGTATCAGTTCAGCCTTTGGCTCTTCCTTCAGGACTTTTGTTCTATATGGATGCGAGAGTATCATTTGCTGGTGAAGACAACACGCAGTTTAACCAGATTTCAAGAAACGATTCTGTGACTGGAGCAACTAGAGTTGCCCCAGCAAACACAGCTAACGGACAAGCTGGTCCTAACTTTTCAGATTCATCTGCTTACGAAAGATTCTATAACAATAAAGGTTTCGATCTTTCTTTTGGAACAGGATATACTGTAACCAATGGCGCTTTAACTCACACTGGTGATGAATTCACAAACGGAATTCTTGCAGCAAGTTTTGCTTTAGGATCAGATTTCGATATTTCTAAACAACAATCTTCTGCAACATTAAGATTTACAAGTGATGTTGCTATTTATTATTCTGCTGATACTACAAATGTATTAATTGTTCCAGCTGGTGGAGAAATTAAGCAATATGCTCAAGTTCAAACTTGGACTGCTGATCAATTTGCTGAAAACAATGCTAATGTTGTTTTAGACCTTAGAGTCGGTGGTGTATATGGTTCAAACTTTGATGCAAGTCTTCTGAATGACATTACAGATTTCGGTGCAGATCTTGACATTTTAATCACTCCTACTTATGAGATCTTCAATGATCTTGAAGGAAAGTCAGAAATGGCTGAATTAACAATCAGGTTCTCTTCTGTAACAGTTAACACTGTAACTAGAAAACTTAGAGCGCATTGGACTCCAGAGCTTGCTCAGGATTTAGAGGCGTATCACTCAATTGATGCTGAAGCTGAGCTTACTGCTCTTCTTTCAGAACACGTTGCTGCTGAGATTGACAGAGAAATCATTATCGACCTTATAAATGGTGCGCCATTTAGAGCTAGATGGGATTACCAAGGTCTTTCTAACAATGCTAACTTCTTTGGAACTCAGAAAGATTGGAACCAAACTTTAATTACAAGAGTTAATGAGCTTTCAGCTCAAATTCATAAGGCAACATTGAGAGGTGGAGCTAACTGGATCGTATGTTCAGCTGAAGCAGGTGCAATCTTTGATGATCTTGAATACTTCCACGTAGACGGTTCTGCCGCTCCTGAAGTTGACAAGTACAACTTAGGTGTAGAGAAAATTGGACAGCTTGGTTCAAGATATGTGGTTTACAAAGATCCATATTTACCAGCTCAGATTGTTCTTATCGGTCATAAAGGATCAACATTCCTTGAGGCAGGTTACATCTACGCACCGTATATTCCTCTTCAATTAACGCAAACTATTTATGATCCGAACGACTTTACACCTCGTAAAGGTATCATGACACGTTATGCCAAGAAGATGGTTAACAACAGGTTCTACGGAGTAATCTATATTGATAATATCAATACTTACTAATTAGTAAGTTACCTATAAAATTAAAGACTCCTTCGGGAGTCTTTTTTTGTGCCTTATATTTTTTGTTCATTATATTATTCCATTATGAGGAATTAAATTAATTGTATCGTATTGTTTTTTTTTCTATATTTGATTCATGCCAAAGGAAATAAACATTACACAAGATCAATTAAACAGTCTTTCTGAATTTTACTTAAGAGACTGTCTCACTAATAGAGAAATTTCAAAAAAAATAGGACAAAGTGTAAACTGGGTTTTAAAGAAACTCAAAGACTACAACTTGTTTATAGAATTGCCAGAGATTTACAAAACAAAAAGAGCAGTAGGAGCAAAATTACATAAATCTCAGAGAATACAAAAATGGACAAAAAGAGATTTTATTTTAACAGTTAAAGAAGAAGAAAAAGTTGAAGTAAAGTTATGTTTTATAGAGGGAGTAGACTATGTAGCTGTTTGTAAGAAAACAAATAAGAGACTTAAAGATTATTTAAATAAAGGAGGAGGCATAAAAGATCACATCGATGAAACATATCCAGATTATGTGCATGAATCTAACTTTAAAAAAAGAAAGTATAAAAAAATAACAGGAGAGCCTTGGTATTACGGTTTTTTTGAATTTATAGTTGTAGAAAAAGATGTTAAAGAGACTGTCTCTTGTGAGGAGTGCGGATGGGAAACATCTGATTATTTAAATGCTGGAGGATGGTTAACGAAACATGTGAGAGATGAGCATAAACACTCTGCTACTTCATATATAGAGAAATTTCCAAACCAAAGAGAGCTTTTTGCTACGCCTTTAGAAAAAGAAGCTTATAGAAGGCGTTTCGAGACAGAATATGCGGAAGAAGGTAGAGATTATGTTATTTGTAAAGAATGCAATAAAAGGGTTTCTAAAATAAACAACAAACACCTTTCTAAACACAACATGACATTAATAGACTACAAAATAAAACATGGTCTTGATGATATATCTAGTGAAAGTTTTATACAGAAAACACTAGATAACTATGAAGCTAATTTAAAGTATTATGAAGGGAACTACACAAGTAAGGCGCAGCAAGAGATAATTGATATTTGCACTTCTATTTTCGGAGATGAAGTTTTGAGCAATAATAAATCTATTTTAGATGGAACAGAGCTGGATGTTGTTATTCCTAGCAAAAAACTAGCCATTGAGTATAATGGGTTGTATTATCATAGTGAGATATCTGGAAAAAAACCTCACACATATCATTTAGATAAAACAAAAAAAGCTAAACAAAAAGGGTACAAGTTAATTCATGTTTTTGAAGATGAGTGGGAAAGTAGAAAAGAGTTAGTGAAAACCAAGCTTTTAAGAATACTAGGGGAAGCGGGAGAGTCTATTGAACGGGTTCACGCAAGAAAATGTATAATAAAAGAAATTCATGTTATGGATAAAAACGAATTTCTTAGGAAGTATCACATCCAATCAGAAGATAAATCAAACATACACCTTGGAGCTTATGATCAAGAGAATCGTCTTATTTCTGTTATGACGCTAGATACAAAAAGAGTTATGAGTGGAAAACATGAGGAACTCGAAGCAGAAATAAGAAGGTTTGCAATACGCACAAACATTGTATGTGTTGGAGTTATGGGAAAATTTCTCTCCTTCATAAAAAGGGAATATGAATTTTCTAGTTTACTAAGTTTTGCAGACATACGATGGACTCCTGATTCTGAGGATAATATTTATAATAAAAACGGATTTTATTTAGAACACACAACAAGACCTGATTATCAATATTACAATGATAAAATTGGATTAAAAAGACTCTCTAAGTACCCTTACGGAAAAAAGTCTCTTAAAATTAAGTTTCCAAAAATATATTCAGATAAAAAAAGTGAATGGGACATTATGCAAGAGGCTGGGTTTGACCGTGTATGGGATTGTGGGAAGTATAGATTCAGGTTAAGATTTTAACTTAAACTGGGTGGTAAGTTGTGTTGTTGTTATTTGCGTGTGTTGTCCCTTTAATCATGTTTTCTACATCTTCGTTAATGACAGCGGGGTTATTTAGGAGTGAATACCAATATTCAATCATCTCTTCTTTAGTGTGTTTTTTTTTGTACTCTGGATTTCTTTTGCATGCAGATAAGTAATGGTCTTCAATTAATTTGTCCCATTTAACCTTATCTATACCTACCTCCATTGTATCAAATTTTTCAATAGCAAAATCAGCTTCTTTTTGAGTTAATCCTATAATTGATTCTGTTTTTATGTAGTTTATTCTTAAATAATTGTTTTTTAAATCTAAATTATCATCAATTATTATAAATTTATCCACTTTAAATCGAGCATTGTTTAAGAATTTAATTATTCCATCCTCTTTATTCACACCAATTTCAGTGAAATCTAATATACTACCATCACAAACTCTTCTTTCATAAAGAAGATTTCTTATTATTTGAAAATCATAACTATCTTTCCAAGTAGAAATAAGAACAATTCCAGCTCCAGAAGAAAAAATGATTCTATTAAGTTCCATAACACAACTACGAATAGTAGATGACTCATGAAATACGCCTGATGACATACAGTTATTTAAAACTCCGTCTATATCTAAAAAAATAACATCCATTTTAGAATATAAGAATATTTTATAATTTTATAAAATATTTTAAAACGTTTTTCTGATTCTTTTATTTATCATTCTCCTAATATTTGATTCATGTAAATTATCAGAGACTAATTTTTTGTATTCTTTTTTTACAGGAGATCTTAAAACATCTACCATTTCTTGAGAAAGACTTGAGCCTCCTCTGACAGTTACTGCTACGTATTTCATCTGGTTTTCTAATGATAAATATTTAACTTCAAAAGTTCTTAAAATAAAATCATTTTCAAGCCTAGAGTTAGCGTAAAATTTTCTTTCTGATCCTTTGAGTTTAAAGAATTCATCTAAGTTTAAGTGGAATTTAGATCCAGAAATTTGATGGATTATGGATAGTCTTTGTTTTGGTGTTAAGTATTTTAATAGTAAAAAATCAATCATACTATTATTTCTTTGCATAAACCTAACAACTTGATCAAAATTTAAATATTTAATTTCAAATTCTTCAAAGTTTCTTCGAGTAGAAAGTTTTTTAATTACATAAAGTTCTATTTGTTTTTTAGAAGCTTTAGAAATCTCTTCTTTAGATAAATCAACCCCTCTTTCGATTAGTCTATCTATGTATGAAGATTTTTCTTTCTTGGAAAGAGTATGGAATATTTCACGGGTGTAATTATGCACTATTTATTCGATTTATTATAAATAAGTCTATTTATTAAAAAGAGAATAATATCATGACACATAAAACAAATTATAAAGCAATACCGTTAAGTTCTGGAACTTTTACAACAGCTGAGCTTGGAGATGGAATGACATCTCCAGCAGTACATGTTGTTTACTGTTTATCTGATGGTAATGCTACAATAACAGCACTAGGAGGAGGGGAGTTCACTTGGACTGCAACTGCTGGGCAATCTATAAATGTACAGGTAGGTAAGTTTGTTATAAACTCAGGAACATATGTTGGGTTTAAAGAAAGAGGACGTGGTTCAGGAAGAGTTAATAATAGTAATATTAAAATTTAATTAGAAAACAAATATGTCATTGAATATAGGATCATGTGCAACAGGGGTTACTCAGTCAGAAAGAGTCGAGATATATAATTATATTCGTCTGAAATTTGGTGCTTCAGTTTTAGAGGTTGAATTAATTGATGCTGATTTAGAATATTCATTATGTGATGGCATAAGAGAGTATTCTACATGGGTCAATAGATGGACTCTACAGAACCGTTTAGGTGAAATGCTAGGACTTCCATCAGAAGTGGACTTTACGCTAAAATACATATCTAATTCTCTTTATTTCGAAAGGTCTTTTGCTACTTCTATTGCAGAACAATCAGGATTTGGAACAAACTCACAAAAAGAATATAAAACAGATTCTATAAGTTTAACTGGAGGAGTTCAAACTTATACAGTACCTAAAGGAAGAGAGATAGCAGATGTGCTTTGGTTTACTCCTTCTTTTATTAACTTATTTGGACTTGATCCTTTTGCAAATCAAAATATTGCGTTTTCAGAATTTGGGGCTTCTTTTGCTGGTCACACACTTTATCATGTAATGCCCGTATTTGACACCATTATGACTGCACAAGCTGCTGAGTTAAGAAACAGAGTTCGTGGCTCAGAATACTCCTATTCGATTCATGGTGGTTCTGAGGGTACAAAAGTAGTTAGGCTTTACCCAACTCCAATGATTGGTAAATATGGAGGAAACAATAATGTTGGTATTGGAGGAGGAGCAGGAACGCCCGGTACTATGTTTTATCGTTATTATGACAGAGTAGGAGTGGCAGGTAATTCTGCCTTATCTGGAAATTCAGCAAATCCTACTTGGACTGCCGAAACAATATCTAATACAATAGATGGAACAACTTATACTACAGAACAACAGGGTAACGGAGTGGTAGCTACTCCTGCTGATGCTCAGTTAGATGTTATAAATTGGGAACAGTTAAACTCAACAGCAAAGCAGTGGGTTAGAAAATGGGCTTTAGCAGAAGCTGCTGAAAATTTATCATTTATTAGAGGTAAATTCGGTGAATTAGTAGTGCCTGATGCATCTGTCAATTTGAATTCTGAGCAATTGATGAGTTACTCAGAAAAAATAAAAGATAGACTGTTTAAGATTCTAGACGATGATTTAGATAAACTTTCATATAAATCAATAATGGAAGACAGAGCAGCTGTGCAAGAGGCTGTTAATAAATCTCTTGGATTTGGACCAATGAGTATGTGGGTTTTTTAATTTTATATAAATGGAAAATAAATGGCAAATAGATTAGATCATACAGGGAAGCAGCCAGATATGATTAATATAATTGGAGCAAATTCTAAAGGTATTAATCAATTCTTTACAGATAAAGAAGAAGATTATTTTAATAAAACGGGAAGAGAAATAAGTGAAACAATTCTTCAAGAAGACTTCATTTTTTATAAAATTGACTTAAATAAAACGCAGTCAAATAGATACGGTGAATCTAAAGAGAAGAGAACTGAGAAAGAAGTTATAATAAATGGAAGAATAAATGTTCAAACTGTAGATAATCAGTATCATGAGTCTGGAGGTTTATTAAAAAAGGGATTTGGAACTTTTGAGGCTCATTGTTATATTGAGCATTTAGAAGAATTAGGGTTAGTAGAGTTTAATGAAGGTCAAAGACTAGTTTATCATATAAAAGAAGGAGATTTTATAGGTTACAAAGGTCAATTTTATGAAATAAAAGACAACGGGTCTCATTTAATAAACAATGAGAGTTCATTTGCTGGAGACAGAAGGTTTATGACAACGATTAAAGCGGAAGAAGTAGGAGAACACATCTTTAGAGCTAAGTAAATCCTTAGTATTACTAGTTACATATAGTATTATAATTTAGGTCAACTATACTTCCTAAATCAGGTATAGCTTAACGAAGTTAAGCAAAACCAAGCCCCCCTTTCCCCCCACGCCTATCGTGGAAGTATTGAAAGAGAGAGTTTTTTAGTTGATTTAGAAAGTATTACCTCCTTTGCCAGTATAGCTCTTACCTTGTGACCAAGCCCCCGCAATGAACACATTATAGCAGTAAGAACGCTGCAAATATAACCTTTTTTACAAAAAGAAAAAAAAATATAATTATTTAATTTAAAACAAAGCAATGTCAACTCTAGATAATCAAGGAAAAAGCCACGATGATAGGAATGAAAATTACAATTTTCTTCCTCAACCTTTATTCCCCGAAGATTTAGATTTTGGGTTGAAAGATTTTATTGAGAGTTGGAATCTTTCTCTGTATGACGGTTCTACTGGAAGTAGAAAAAAAGTTCCAGTAATTATGCTTACACAAGAATTATGGGCAGAGAGAAAGCTTAATTGGAAATTTATGAGAAATGAAGATGGTCAGGAAATATCTCCTCCATATTTAGTTCTTGTAAGAAAGAGTATAGCTAAAGGGACTGATCCAATAAAAAGAAATATGCCTTTGAGGAAAACTTTTTCATATTTGAAAGTTCCTTCATTTGATGGAACAACTAAAGGGTTTGATTATTATAAAATACCACAACCTGTAAAAATAGATCTACTGTATGACTTAAAATTTGTTTCTTCATATATGGAAGATGTAAATGCTTTTTACCATAAGCTTCATAAATTTTATTCTCATGGTCAAGGATATATGACAATTAACAGTTATCAAATTAGATCAATTTTAGATGGAGACCCTTCTGAGGAAAACCAAAATTCAGATTTAATGAATGAAAGATTGTTTAGAGTTAACTCTTCGATTAGAGTTCATGGTAAAATTGTCGATCCAGAAGAATATGAAAAAGTAAAATCTGTTAAAAAAATTAAATTTAACATGAAAGTTGTCAGTAGGTTTAGATAATTATTTTCTATTTATTAATAGACTTTTTTTGATGTTTATCAATATTTTAAGCAGCACATTAAGTTATGGTTAAAAAAAACCAATTAGAATTGAGAGTTACTAAAAAAATTACACTATTTACTTAAAACTAAGACCCTATAAGGGGTTAAGTTTCTTAAGAATTTTTAAAAAGAAAAAAACACAACATGGCTTCAGTATTTGTTTCACCGGGTATATACACAAAAGTTCAAGACTTCACCGCTTTCGCATCAAGAGTAGGTATAACAAGACTTGGTATTGTAGGTAGATTCCCAAAAGGTCCAGCTTTCGAAGCGATTGCTGTTCCTACTTCCGAAGAAAGGCACGAGAGATTTGGTGCTACTAACTATGGATATCCAGCAACATATGTTGCTGATGCATTCCTTAGTCAATCAAACGAACTCACAATATCTAGGGTGCTTGGGAAAACTGGATTTACTAATTCAGGTGCTTGGCTAATTGTGGCTGATTCTTCAGTAACTTATGGAGGAAGTTCTACTACATCTGGACTGACATTCACTGATACAGGCGTTGTATCTCCTATTACATTCACATATACATTTGAAGAAGATGACACACTAGCGGATGAAGCTGTTGTTGTTACAGCTACTTCGCCTGCTATAACAATAAGCTTTAGTGGGTCTATCACAACAGCAAATATTGTTTCTGCAATGAACTTGTCTTCAGACTATACTGATTTAGGTATTGATACTTCAATTACAACAGAGACAACATATGATGGAGCTGATGGAGAAACAATGACTTTAGCTGTTACTAATTTAGAATCAAGAGGTTCTAAGTCAGGAGCAACACTGGCAGTTTTAAGAAGTAAGAAAAACCAAATAACTGGCGATTATTACTTTGATCAATCTACGGACATTGAAATTGATGCATCGGTTTCTGCTACAGGAAACCCACTTTCTGATTTTAAATTAACAGCAAGCACAGGGCCTTTAGCAGGCAGTAGTTATACAGTTTCATTGGATGAAACTAAATCATCTTATGTAGCAACAGCTTTTGGTAAATCTCCTAAAGTTATTTCTGGACTAGAACATTTTTATGTTGAATCTATTTACCCTCACTTTACTAGAGAGGCTGCTGAAAGAGGAGATATTACAGGAGTTTCAGCTTCTATTGTTTATGACGACAGTGATGCTTATACGTCTTATACTGGTCAGTACACAAATGCAAAAACTCCTTGGATTGTTTCAAGAGTTATTGGAGGAACAGTTCGTAATTTATTTAAAATTAACACTGTATCTGATGGAAACGCATCAAATAGAGAGGTGAAAATATCTTTTGCTAACATTGACGTTAGAAATAACAGATTTGATTTAATAGTAAGGAGATATGAGTACGGAGATGCTGTTGGTTTAGGTCAAGCAGGATATGAAAGATTTTCAAACCTTGAATTAAGTGAATCTTCTTCTAACTATATTGGAAGAGTGATTGGAACAACAGATAAAACTTACGATCAGGTTTCTAAATATATTTCTATTGAAATGGCAGAATCAGTTCCTACCGATACTGTTCCAGCTGGATTTAGAGGTTATGAAGTTAGAGATGTATCTAACTCTCCTGATATTTATTACAAAACTAGATATACTGATGACGATAGTGTTTCAAGAACTTATCTTGGAGTTTCAGAACTTGGATATACTTCAATAACTAAAACTCAAGTTTCAGTTAAGACAGCTGCTCAGAATATAGAGCATGATTTATTTGCTTATGCAGGTAGTGTTGAAACTGACAAAAACACATTGAAAGGTTTCCATATGGAAAATGTAGCATCGTCTACATTGTTTGATTCTGGAGATAAAGCTTCTATGGAAGATTATAAAGATTCAAGTGGTTTATATATTGATAAAAACAAACTTAAATTCACCGTTGTTCCTTCTGGCGGTTTTGACGGGTGGGATAAGAAAAACACTTATTCTAATCCTTATGAAAGATTTACTGATGTTTACACTTCAGATGTTCAGTCATTTAAAGATGCTTTAGATATTTTTGAATCTGACACTAAGGTAGACATTAATTTACTAGCTACACCAGACATTGACTATTCTAATAACTTATCTCTTTGTAGATATGCTTTAGAGATGGTTGAAGATAGAGCTGATGCTTTGTACATCATGGATTCTCCAAGAATAAGTGATGAAAACACAAATAACAACAGTGCTGTTTTAGAAGTTGTTTCAGCGTTTGAGGCTACTGGGTTTGACTCGTCTTATGCTACCACTTACTGGCCTTGGCTTAAAACTCAAGACGCATCAGCTAACGGAAGAATTGTTTTCTTATCTCCAACATTTGGAGTTGTTAGAGCGATGGCATTTACAGATAACAAATACAATCCTTGGTATGCACCAGCAGGAGCATTAAGAGGAGCGCTTCCAAACAATGTTAAGAAGCCAGAAATTATTTTATCTAGAGATAACTTAGACACACTTTACAATGCTAGAATTAATCCAATTGCTTACTTTACTCAGCAAGGAACACTTATTTGGGGTCAGAAGACAATGCAAGTTGTCAACTCAGCACTTGATAGAATATCCGTTAGAAGGCTTGTTTTAAGACTTCAGAGACTTGTATCTGCTGCTTCCTTCTCACTAGTATTTGATCCGAATGATGAGACTCTAAAAGATCAATTTAAAGCTAAAGTAGAGCCTATTTTACTACAAATTCAAAATCAAAGAGGTATCTATGATTTCAGAGTTATCATGGATGATTCTAACAATACCGCAGAGACAATGGATAGATTAGAATTGATTGGGAAAATACAAATAAAACCAACTAGAGCGGCTGAGTTTGTAGATTTAAGTTTCCAACTTTTACCAACAGGAGCCTCGTTTGATGATTTTTAAATCTGATAATCAATAACATAACATAAAAAAAAGGAGATTACTTAAATTATCTCCTTTTTTGTGCCTTATATTTTATACTTTTGTGTTTAAATATATAAAAATATGAGTACAGATTGTTCTATGGCTGGTTTATCAATTCCATTTAAAGAAAAGTATCAAGATAAAGAATTGTTGATTAAATTTCTTGGATTAAATGAAGAAGAGTTTGAACAATTAGTTGACCCGATTTCAGAAAGTGGTAATTGGGAAATGCAGATTGATGATGAAGGGAGGTTTGGGATTGTTTTGATACTACAATCAAAATGGGACGATCATTATTTAGTTTCTAGTTTTAAAATATCTGAAGCAGAACTCTTAAAAGAAAAGATTCCTCTTAATCTTTCTAATATGTCAAATTTTGAGGAAATGAAATCATTTGCTTTTGTGTATTACAATGGATCAGAATATCCTTTAGTATTTTAAAAAATGGAAGAAAACAAAAAACAGACTAATTTAAATGGGTGGAATATTGGTCACCCTAACAAAGAAGGGGCTTATTTAATAATTGATAGAGGTAGGGTTGTTATTGGTTTTTACAATGATTATCATCAATGTTGGGATGATGATGAAGGAGATGATCATTTTAGAGATTTGGATCAGATAGAATATTGGACAGAGATACCAGAGCAACCAAAAAGTAGTGAATCCAAAAAGGGTTAGGGAGGATTTAATTAAATAGACACAAACCAATAACCCTGCAATGCACTTCCATTAATACCCCAAGCTCTAAGGAGTGTTGAGAGTGAGAAAGTTGTTAGGTGTCTTTGCTTTTTTTTAATAAGGACTAATCTCTTCGGTGATTCTGATTGTAATTCCACCGACCTGAGGTATTGAAAGCTTCCCTCCACCAGTATAAGTGATTTCAAATTCTCCTTGATACTTACCTGCTTCAACAGTATCGTTTTGATTCCAAGAATACTGAATTACTCCTTCGCTTAAATTTGTGATTTGAGCAGTTTCTTTTAAAATCGTATATTCTCCACACTTATCTATCATTGAAAAAGTAACGGCTGTAGCTCCAGTTAAATTCATAGCTTCTCTTTGGCCTAAATTTCCCTTCGCAAACAAACACACTTGAAGTACTGGGAGTGTATCATTTTGTTTAATTAAAAATTCATTTCCTAAAGCCATGTTTTTAAAATTGGAATGTTGAGTTATTTACTTGCACCTGAATAACCATCGGTTGTTCAATATCAAATGATAATGATCCTTTTGGAGTCAATACAGGAGTTAATTTAAAAGTGCTTTTTAAGTCTTTACTTGGTGTTGATTCTAGGTAGTTTACTGAAAACACAACATCATACTTATCATCTGAATTATACAGTGTTCCGTCTAATAAAGCGTAATAAAGACCTATTGATTCTTTTACTAAAGGAACATCATTTTCCACTAGAGATTGCCCTTGAGTCACGTTAAATGTACTTGCAGTAACTAAAAAAGGATTAATTAAAGTTTGTACCTCATCTACTCCCGTAGCGATAATAGAATAAAACCTTTTATAAATTTTAGTTTCAGCCATTAAGAAAAAGTTTTTTTTAACTTTCTAATAAACATCTATCTGGTCGGATAGTTAAGCTTATCATAGTAAGTGCGTCATCATTGTAATCAAAGCTATCAAATCCAGCAACAGTTATTTGACATCCAATTAATGTCCATTTTTCAATAGCAACACCTGTTGGGTCAAGACCGTTTAATACTAAGTTCTTTTTGTAACCTACAGCATAACCTTTACGTCCAGTTGTTGATTCAAAGTGAAGCCTAACCCATTCCATAACTTTCTGTGTAGTAGAAGGTCCAACAGTGTCAATGAAAGTAATTTCCATTGGCTGCCAAACTGCACGACCAGAAACCCAAGTAGAACTATTCATATATGGAATCTCAACTTCATTTATGTTTATTGAAGGCTTTGCCACTGTTTGAACTAAAAAAGACTCAATTCCTAGTTCAGTTGGGAAAAGAAGTTCAAAGTTGTTCTTCATTTTTGGTTCGTTGTCTACAGGAACCGATCTATACATTTCAGCCATTTCTTTATTTTGTTTAGTTTAAGCGTTAATTACTAATAAATACCATTAAAAAAATTTTAAGAACTTTATTTATAAAGACTTTTCTTTTTTCTATTTATAGGAAAGAAATATTTATGTTAATCAACACTACAGGCGGATATTATATTGTTCCCCCATCAGATGATGGAGGGGTAGCTACTATTTTATGGTCTTCGGGTGGAACTGTATCTACAGTTGATGCGGGTTCAAGTTTTTCTTTGTCTGCGGTAACAATATTTGATTATTCAGGAGGTACAGTATTTAGCGGAATTGAACAAGGTCAAGATAGAGTTTTGCCTCCAGCTTTAGTTTTGGATTCACTAGGCTCAACTTTGGTTCAATTAGCGCCATCAGGAGTTTATAGTGTGGCTATTGACGTTTCCGTTGAAAACTCAGATGGCTCTTTTACTACAGGATATACTCAAAATGGGATATTTCAATTTCCAGATTCTACCACTAATGCAGAAGATTCCGATGGAAGTATTATAGGTAGTATTACATACCCTTCTAGTGAGACTGTTGCTCTTGTTATTGGAGATTCGGTTGTTTCGGTAAAAAACTCCGCTGGGGTGGCAATGACTACTGTTTCTGTTTTAGCAGAAGGAGCAGAAGATTATGTGGTTGCTGACTCGTTTGTTTCTGTAAAAGATTCTACTGGGACGTTGCTTTCTGTTGTTTCGGTTTTAGCAAAAGGGACAGAAGATTATATGGTTGAAGATTCGGTTGTTTCGGTAAAAGATTCTGAGGGGACTTTGATTTCTGATGTTTCTGTTTTAGCAGAAGGAACAGAAGATTATGTGGTTGGAGATGTAGCTGTGTATGTAAATGGAGGTCTAGAAGACACAGTTCCTTATTCTGGTTCTGTATATACAACTTACGCCTGTGCAGACGTAGATATAGAAATTAGAAACTCAGTACCTAAAAAGGGTGGTGTATTAACAGGTGTAACTATTTCTTCTGGAGGTAATTTTTTATATGAAGTTGCTGATTCTGTTGTTTCTGTAGAAAACACTAACGGAGTTGTAATTGCTAGCGTTAATGTTCCAGCAGAAGGAGCAGAGAGTTATGTGGTTGCTAATTCTAATTTCTCAGTAAAAGATTCTGACGGAAATTTAATTCAAGCTTTATCTCTTTCGCCAGTAGCCTCAGCTGAATATTTGATTCCAGACTTTAATATTATAAATCAAGATGGACAAACAGCTTCTTCTGTAAATTATTCTGGAACTGTTTATACGAATTTTACAGGAGCAACTGAATCAGAAGCTGGTATTATTTATCAGAGACCCGTCAATTCACAGAAAGACAGTTATAATGATGCTGGAGTAATTGATAATACTTCTGCATCATATGATGAGGGGTGGCATATGAGGAATGGTTCTTATGACTACACTCCAACTGGGACAACAATGGTTCAATTAGATTTTACAGCTGATGATCCATTTACAGCCCTAACCACAACAAACGCTTTCGGAAACAATTACAGATTCACTGCCGCTGATGGAACACAAAGTCTTCCTGATAATTATGTAGTTGACAATTTAACAGGTCTTGGTTGGTGGTCTGATGAACTTTACTCGAACGATTATGGAGGCGGATACTGGGGCGCTCAGTTATCAGCTGCCACTGATTCAAATGTTGGCGGTTATTCCGACTGGCGGGTTGCTACTTGGAATGAATGTCAGTCAATCACAAACCTAGTTGGCTCAGGATATCATCCCACATATTTTAGTTCGTTGGTGTCAACATACTTGGTACTATCAACAACTGATGGTTCTGACACAAATAGTTATATCACAACATTTATAGGGAAACATTTTTACAAGCAGGCTAAAACGGTTGGAGGACGTAAAGCTGTGTACGTTAGAAATCACTTTAATTAAAAAAAATGGCATTAAAAGATTATAAATACAAATTAAAAAACACTAGAGCTGTTATTGGTGGGCAAGAGTTTGATAACCCAGAATTCAGGGTTCTTACAGTTGTTTATATAGTTGAAGAAATGACTGCTGATGTTCATTTGTTTATCAATGATAATATATCAAAAACAATAACATTATCTGTTACTGGGGATGAAATTTTATCAGCTGAAGTAATTGATGCCTCACTTGCCGTTTTTTTTAATGATTTAGAGGTAATAGAGAACAAGAGAATCAAACCAAAAGGAAAAGGAAAATAAAAACACATGAGATACTACACTGGAGACACCATACATATAAATTTTGTTTCTGTTTCGGGGCTAACAAACTCTCCCGTAACAGCTTCTACTACTTTTAATGATATTTTAATAAAAGACGGAGAGGTTTACGATGGAGTCTCAGCCACAATTTCTTTAATTGATAGCCCGTCAGGAGTTTATTTAGCATCTTTTATTCCAATAGAATTTGGAAATTATCAATTGTATATAAAAAATGATTTTACAGATGTAATATTTGTAACCGAAATACTTAGAGTTATTCCGAATGATCAAACAACAATATACGTAGGAATATAAAAACATGAAAAAAAAAGCACTAGTAATTTCAGGAGGAGGATCAACAGGGGCTTTTGCGGGAGGTGTTATTCAACATCTATTGCAAGATAAAAAAAAGCAATATGATTTGTACGTAGGAACATCAACAGGAAGTTTGCTTGCGCCTTTAAGTTCTGTGAGAGAGATTGAGGTTTTACGTCAAGGGTATACTAATGTAACTTCAAAAGACATTTTTTCTGTTAATCCTTTTTTCACTAGAGGAAAAAAAGCAGGAAAACATAATTATTTCAGAATACTTTTTCGTTTTCTAACTTTTAGAAAAACCTTTGGGGAATCAAAAAACTTAAGAGTTTTTATTGGAAAGTATTTTAAAGAAAAACATTTCAATAAACTAAGAAAATCAGAGGTAGAGGTTATAGCTGCTGTGACGAATATAACTTTGGAGACAACTGAATATAAATCATCTAATGATTATCCTTATGAAGAATTTTGTGATTGGCTTTGGGCTTCAGCAAATGTTCCTCTTTATATGAGTCTTATAAACAGAAATGGTTTTCAATATGCTGATGGTGGTTTGTTTCAAAACGTGCCAATCCAAGCAGCTATTGACGCTGGAGCTACTGAGATAGATGTTATTGTTTTGGATGCAGAAAACACAACTCCTAAGGGTTCTTTAAAAATAAAAAACCCTATTCATTTTATGATTTCTATTTTAAGAATGCTTTTGAACAAAAACATGGCGAATAACATAGAAATGGGTAAGCTTCAGTCTCATAATAGAGATATCAATATAAGTATTTGTTTCACTCCAGAAGTGTTGACAAATAACGTGTTATCATTTGATAAAAAAAAGATGGACGAATGGTGGGATTTAGGTTATGAATATGCAAAAAATGGAGGTTTCCATAATTACAGACTTACCAAGGGTAATAACCTTAAAAAACAAAACCGTACTGACTAAAAATAAAACTATTTAATTTTAGAAAAGAACAAAAACAAAAACAAAAACAAAATGGATATTTATGCTTATGATTTAAATAAAGAGGTTGTTGATTTTTTTAATGCAAAAAAACTTTTAGTTGTTTCTAGAGCTTTAAAATCTTCTAGAAGTGGCAAGTGGATTATGCACAAAAACAAACAACCAGCTACAGAATATTTTGACAAGATGACGGTACTTCCTATAGATCAAGATTCTTTTCAATTATTAAGAGGAGGGAAATACCCTACAGCTTATATGGAGAGGACTGATGAAGGTTCTGCTTGGAGATTATATAACAGAGCTAATCCTGAGGATGCGACAATGATTTCTATTTTAGTTGAAGGAGATTATGAAGTTGATTTATATCACGCCAATCCCGGAGTTAGAATAACAGAACAAAACGGAGTTTCAACAGTTGAAAACATCTCTATTTTAAACGAAGTTTCTTACAAAGATGTTGATAACAATGTCGATATACAAGGCATAGGTTGTATGTGGTTTATGAGAGGAGTTAGAGGTGGTAAGTACAGGCATGGAGATTATATTGCTTGTGGAAACAATATAGATTCAAACAGAGGTAGTGGAAGATTAGATTTTTGTAAGATTACAGAAAGAACAGATGTGCCAATGACTACTGATTTTAAAGGGAGTACAGATTTAAACACATTCTCCGCTGATTATGTGTTTACTGAAGAAGATAGGCTTGACTCAAATAGAGAGTATTTGTCTTTAACTTTATATCATGGAGTAAAACAAACTGTCGCTAGATTCCACATTGATATTAATAAAATTTTATAATAATAAATATGAAACTTACAAGCAAAGAAAGCGTTACTGCGCATTTAAATGAATATTTTGATGAAGAATTCCAACACTGGGAAAATCATTCAAGAGAAATATGGACTTATAAATCAAGGGAGGGAGTTGGTGTTTATTCTAGTCAAGAAAACCTAAACTCTTCAGTTGTTGGAGCCATAGGAAGACCTTGTGTAGTGGAAGAAAATTTAGAAGAAAATTCTATCACTTTTACTAGAACAAAACTTTTCAGAAAAAAGATGCATACAAGCACTGTTACTGTAACTAAAAAAGGAGATTCTTACTCTGTAGTTAAGTTTTGGAGTTTTCTTTATGAAACTTATCTTGAGAATATGGATAAGATGAGAGGGAATCCTAGTTATGAAAAAGCTGTTTCAGTTACTGGTTGGGAAAGCCCTTCTGATGAAGAAGTTGCTTTAGTAATGGCAACAACTATTTATGGAATTAAAAAAGACGTTCCTGATGTTGCTACTGGGTTAATAACTCTAGAGGTTAAAACTGAAGAAGAGGATGGTAAAATTAGAATTACTGGGAAATTCATGATTGACGGTGTAGAAACAACTCCTTTAAAAAGAATGTGGTGGGTTAATCCTTCTGAAGGAGCTATCGGAACAGCTAGTTCAGGTAAAGCTGCTGGAGAGTATATTGGTTCTAGAAGCACATTTACTGTTAATACAGATTTTAATGATAGGGATTCATTTATTATAATGAACCCAAAAGATGTAGATGTTAAATTCTACTGTCAATATAAAGAGCAAGATGGAGATTTAAAGATGTTCAACAAAACAATAACTGTTGATATGTCTGATGTTCTTCCGTTGTTTGACTACTACGGTTTAGCTTAAAAATGCGGTAAAACATCGAAACTGACTATTTATAGCAAATAATAAGTATGTCGATTATAAAAAAAGTTCCAAAATTTAAACAAAGGTCAGAGTATTTAAAATGTGCTTCTGACCCTGTTTATTTTCTAAACACATACGGGAAGGTATTTAATGCTGAGAAGCAGCTGATAACTGATATGACTTGTTTTGAGTATCAGGAAGACATCTTAGATGACTTTATTGATTTCCGTTTCAACATAACTCTTAAGTCTCGCCAGTGTTTACCTGAGGGGACTTATGTTAACACTCCTGAAGGAATCAAGTCAATAGAAGACTTTAATATTGGGGATTCAGTTTGGTCTTATGATCTTAGTTCTAAAAAATTAGAAAAAGATAAAGTTTGTGATTCTTGGGAAAGTGGTATTAGGGAATGTGTTACTCTTAAATTAAGGGACACAAGAAACCTAACTGTAGGTAAAAACCATCCTTTATTTATTGAAGACAAAGGGTGGGTGAAGGCCAAAGAGTTAAAAAAAGGAGACAAAGTTTTATTTAAAAACCCTGTTTTTGGAAATGTATCTCCAAGAAATTCTTATGTTATTGCTTTAGGTTATATGATTACTGACGGTAGTGCTATAAGTCAGC